ATATTTCGTTTAGGTCTTTTTTAGTTATATAGTCTTCTACTTGTTCCATAAGTTCAATTGACTCATTTTTACTATTGGTCATATCCATTAATCTGGACATGATTACACTCATAGGATTATAATCATATAACCTATAAAAGTATTCTAATTCTCCTTTTGTTAATTTTCTAGTCATAGTTATTTATTTTATTCTAAGTTTAACATTTCATCTAAAGTTCTTACTATTTGGTTTCTTAAATAGTTTCTTTGGTTATGGTTTAAACATTTGAATGTATCAACATCCAAGTTTGAAGTTGTTATTGATTCAACAACTTGTTGTAATTTATCTATTTGGTTAAAGTTTATATACATAGTTATTTATTTTTAGTTTCATTATTATTATCCAAGTTTAATCGTTTTTGTTACGTATGATTTTGAAATGAAATTCATCAAAGTAGTCTTTGAAATCTTCCCCAGTATTATAATATTCCTCATACCATTTTTTGAGTTGGTTGTAAGTCCCTTCAAATTCGACAACATCAGTATTTGTCATTTCATAATAGTCTGTAATTTTCAAACCAAAATTGTTAAATGTTATTAATATAGTGGAAATATCCATTATATCAAAAGTTATTTTAAATGTATCCATAAAAGTATGTTTTTTATTTGTTAGTTATTTTAATTGTACAGGTATAGACCAAGGTCTAAAAGTACCTTTTATAAAAAAGATGACATTAGGTTATATAATATATATAAGTAATAATCTATTGTCATACTTTTTACATTAATATTATCCTTGTTCAATCGTATTTTCTACGTATCTTTTTATTCCGAGCGAAGCGAGGGGGCCTAACTATATTATCAGTAGTGATTCGTATTTCCTACGTTTTGCTATACATGCTATACATATATACTATACACGAAAGCCCATTCCCCCGTGACTACATCCCGCAATGCAGGACTGTTTCTGGGGTACTACGGGTTATCTTCCGCGAACTTAAAAACTAACTATTATCCTTTAATAGCTTCAACATATTTAGCTTTGGACCACCTGTATTTCTCAGGGACATTTATTCCACATGCCTCAAGGTATTCCCAGTTAAGCACGAAGCCATCAGTTTTTGTATTTGTTTCTTCAGTGAATATCTTTACATATTCATTTTTATAACCTACGTTTTTCGCAAGCATATCTGATATACTAGATTTGTAACCTATTATATCGTAGTTGGATTTATTAAATCCTATTAATACACCCTTCTTAATATCTTTAGCAAAGTTAGTTTTAGATTTAACTTCCTCTAAAGCAAGGGTCATATTGGTATGCCAGTCCCAATCTGGGTCCCACGTAGATTCTTTATCTATTGTATTCCATATATTTTCAATACTTTTCCCGTCATAGTTTATGACTTGTAGTTCACCTCCGTAGGAGTCATCCCAACAGTTACATATCTTTTTGTTATCAAAGTATACATCCCATTCTTGAGAAGGTCCATCGTGTCCACGCATTGTTTTAATGTTTTTTGCAGTAGCGCGGTTGTAAAATTCATTTAATGTTATTTTATTCATAGTTATTGTTTTTAGTTATTATTATTATTATTCGTATATATTATCCGAGTACCCTCGTAGTTTTGACGTATAGCAAAAATGTTATTTGTTCATTGCCGCTGTCAAAAGTAATTCAAAGTTGTGGTCAAGTATTTCATCAACCGCTTGTCTGAAGTCATCAGAGCTGATCGAGCCATCTCTGTACGCGTCTGCGTGGAATTGTATTTCATTTAATATTTCAGTTCTCATAGTTATTTAGTTTTAAGTTCACAATTATAAATTTTATCTTCGAGTTCCATTATATATTCCACACCCCATTGTGTGTCTTGATATATAATTTCATATAATTCATCATATCTTTTTTTATTATATTCCATAGTTATTTATTTTAAGTTCATATATATTATCAATTTAAGTTCGTAGTTATGGCGTATAGCAAATTTTATTTAAAGTCAATTAGCGTTGGGCATTCGTCTTGAACCATACCCATTTCCCATACTACTTCCAGATGTTTTCTGTCTAAGTCGTACTTGCTTAGTATTTCATTTATACAATCGTCTTTTGATACACCCTGTGCCTGGCACTGGTCCATGTATTCTAAAAAGTATTCTATTATCATAGTTATTTATTTATTTGTTACTTTATCGATCCACCATTGTGGTCTTGGTTTGTATGTTTGTTCATGTAGTTTTTGTAAATCTACGAGGTTGTTAGCTTCGTGCATGAGGTCTTTCTTGTAAAGTTCATGTAACGCCATGACAGACTTGCCAGGGTTTTCTTTCATTATTTTATAGAATCTGTTAAATTCTTTTTTAGATATTATTTTCATAGTTATTAAGTTTTACATTTATATTATCATTAAGTCATCGTAGTAGTGACGTATAGCATTTACGCTTGTCTGAGTCCTTCCCACTTACAGTGCGAGTAATACTCCTTGTTACCGTGATACGTCCACAGCGCGTTTCGGCTGTAACTCGGTTTCGTACTGGATTTAATCTTATCCGTAGTTCCGAACGTGATACGTTTGTTAGTCCACGTGTTTTGTGTTTTTACTTTCTTTCGTAGTTTTTCTAGTTTAGTCATAATAATTGTTTTTAAGATTAGAACGCGTGGCGGGAGTCGAACCCGCACCTTAGTACCGTAGCACGCGCTGTTGTTCATGAACCGAACTTTAATTAATCAACATAGTCAAAGTCAAATTCTTGTAAATAGTAGTCATTGTTTATTTTGACATAGTTAGGCAAGAATGATGTTGTTTGCCATTTGTTATTTAGTTTAAGTAAGCTTTGAGTTTTGTTACAAAGTTTAGTTAAGATTTCAAGGTTGATTATCTTTTTGTTATTAGATAAAGTTGAAATTATGTATTGATTTTTTGATTTATTATATTTAATTTTTTGCATAATTATTAATTTTAAAGTTCATATATATTATCTAAATGAAGTCGTATTAAAGACGTATAGCATCCGGGATCCGGGACCGGGATCACGCAACACGCAAACGCGAAACGAGCACACACCCCCAGGTAGTAGTCACACCGCACAGCTGTACACAGCAAAAGGCAAAAACTCCGGGCAAAAACACGCAAAACAGGGCCCCGTGGGGCTAAAAAAAAGCATTCCGGTATGCAGCGGTGTCACGTAAAATATGTATATAACATTTCAGTTCTATATATCTAATACGACATTAGCTTATATAATATATTAAATAGAGTTCTACTGTCATATTAAAAAAAAATTTTACGGCGTAATTAATATATTATGAAACAGAAACTTAGTAAGAAAGCCTTGCTCGCAAAACGTAAGAGGGATTTAGAGTATGCTCTAACACCTAGAAGACGTAAGATGAAAGCGGAGAACCAAAGAAAAAGAAGAGCCGCTATAAAAGCAGGAAAGAATATTAAAGGTAAAGATTACGATCACAATACCAGACGTTTCATATCTGTTAAAAGAAACAGATCAAAGACGAAGACTACTAATAATACCAAGTAGACTTTAATATTAACCATGTAAACATAAATACCATGACATATTTTTATTACAAAACCTCAACTACCAACGACTCCCAGATAGCAGAGGCTAACAAAAAGCAATGGGAGCACTTCGCTGATAAAAAGAACTGGCGAATAACTCAATTACCAAATGGATATTACCAAGCGGAATGTGCTGATCCTTGCGATTGTGCAGAGGGAAAACCTCTTTGCGATTGCAAGTTTAACGGTATAACAAGAAGAGAAACAATCAAATCGTGTGAAGCTGCAATTGATGCATCTATCGAACACTACAAAAAAAGATTAGACTTCTTAAAAGGACCTAAGGTAGTAAAAACATTTTAGTAACCACTTATAAAAATTAAATTAAATGGAATTCAATAACCCAAGTGAGATAGTAAAAAACCTTGCATTCGGATCGTCTGCAAGAAACAAAATAATGAAAGGTGTCCAAAAGTTAACGGATGCCGTAGAATCAACTCTAGGTGCATCGGGTAAATGTGTTATATACGAAGACGCGTTAGGTAAACCTGTAATCACCAAAGATGGTGTAACTGTAGCAAATTCTGTTGTACTTCTAGATCCCGTAGAAAATATCGGGGCTACCCTTATAAAAGAAGCAGCTCAGAAAACAGTAAAAGAAGCTGGCGATGGAACCACTACCTCGACCGTCCTAGCTTCATCCATCTTAAACGAGTGTAATAAGCATAATAAGGTTGATCTAAGATATATCAAAAGCGGTATAGAAAAATCTAAGAATAAAGTATTAGAGTACTTAGACAAGATTAAAATAGAGGTAACAGATGAAATGTTAACAAGTGTTGCGGCTATATCTGCGAACAATGACGAAGAGCTCGGAGATATAATTGCTGATGCTTACAAAAAAGTCGGTAAAGATGGTGTTGTATTAATGGAGGAATCTGACGACGAGACCACGTACGTTGAAATCGTAGATGGAGTACAATTCGATTCAGGACTCAAATCACAGCACCTCATAACCGACAAAGAAAAGAATAAGGTAGAGCTTGATAATCCTTACGTACTTATAGTTGCTTCAGAAGTGCCTAGCGTAAGAAAGATACAAGCAATACTTGAACACGTTATAAAAGAAAAGAGAAGTTTGTTAATTGTAGCACAGTTAGCTCAGCAACCTTTATCTGCTCTTATAATGAATAAAGTAAAAGGCAACATAAAAGTTAATGTTGTTGATGTGCCCGGGTTTGGCGCGACCAAGCAAGATACGATAGAAGATTTAGCGACAATAACCGGAGCAAAAATTATTTCGGAGGATTTAGGAGACGATTTAGATCTTATCCAACCTGATTGCTTAGGTGAAGCAATAAAATCCGTTACAGATGATAATAACACTGTTATTACTATAAAAAAAATGCCGCAAGCGGCATTAGATAGAATAGGTGCAGTTAAAAATAAAATCGCGGAAGAAAAGAACGGGTTTATTAAAAAGAAGCTAGAACAACGTCTTGCAATGCTTTCGGGCGCTGTAGGCGTTTTAAAAGTTGGGGCTAATAGTAAAGTTGAGCTCAAAGAAAAGAAAGATAGAGTTGAAGATGCGATATATGCAACAAAAGCTGCATTAAGAGACGGTATAGTTCCCGGAGCGGGAATAGCTTTACATAATGCTGCTGATAGTGTTGATACAAAAGTTGTAACAGAAAAAATATTATTAGAAGCTATAAAGATGCCTTATAAAACTATACTTGCTAATGCTCATATAAACTACGGGCCTAATATGCAAGAAGGGCACGGTGTGAATGTTATAACTGGAAAAACTTGTGATTTAGTTAAAGAAGGTATAATTGATCCCGTGTTAGTTACTAAAACAGCATTAATAAATGCAATAAGCGTAGCTACTACAATATTATCAGCTGATTGTGTAATTTCAAATGTAAGAATAAATGAAAGCAGTAAATAATTACATAATCATAAAAGGTATAAAAGAAGAAAAGAAAACTGATTCTGGGTTTATTATGCAAGATGATAAATCAGAATTTAGATATTTGAAAGGGGAGGTTGTAAGTATTGGTGAAAAAACAGAAGCAATAGAATGTGGTAATATTATATATTATGACAGACATGCTGGTCACGAAATAATATTTGACAACCAAACATACATCGTAATAAAACAAAACGATGTTGTTATAGTGGAATGAGAATAGAAGCAGCAGACCTACGCGAATTGCAACTTTTTAAATATTATAGGCTGGTTCGTAAATGGGCTTGTAAATCAAATGGTTTAACCGATGCGGACTTAGAATTATTGATATATTTTGATTGCATTGGAAGATTTACACGTAATGATTACATTAACGGTACTTACATCATGAGTTGGGATAAAGCGCGTTGGGAAAAACTACGAAAAAACGGCTGGATAGATGTATGGAGACACCGTAATCGCACTACAATTAAATATTCTATATTCCAAACTTCATTCAAATCAAAAAGACTTATAACAAGAATATATAACATTCTGCTGGGTAAAGAAGATATACCTGTGTCAGGACAAAATGTATTTTATAAGAACAAAACATATACAGATAAAGTTTTCAATAAAGCTATAGATGATATGTTAAAAGACCCCGATAGATAATAACAAATAAAAATTAGAAATTATGCCAGGAAAAATGAAAAAAGGAGGAGGATTAAAAGTTAAGACTTCTTACAAGAAAAAAACTAAAGCCAAAAAGAAAGGCAAAAGAATGACTTACTAATGGCTAGAAAAAACGCCCCATCCAGAAGAAAATCACTTGGATATTATAACAAAGCTAACAAAACAGGTACCGGTGCCAAAGCAGGTGGAGGTATGTCTAAAAAAGGTGTAGCTAAATATAGACGTGATAATCCTGGAAGTAAATTAAAAACAGCGGTAACTACGCCACCGTCTAAATTAAAAAAAGGAAGTAAAGCTTATAAAAGAAGAAAAGCTTTTTGTGCAAGATCAAGAAGCTGGACTTCTGAAAGAGGTAGGGCTGCAAGGCGTAGATGGAATTGTTAATATGAAAAAAAAATTATCACCAAAACAAATGAGAATTGCCGCAATGGCAAAACCATTTAACAAAATTACAGGAGCTGATTTTGTTAAGCTTAGAAACAAGAAAAAAAATAAAAAATAATGAGCGAATTAGATATAGAAAAAATTAAAAAATCTAAATTTAACGTTAGCGTAGAAACACTTATAACAATTGGGGCTGTTGTAGTAACGGTCGTTGGTATGTGGTATTCTTTGCAGGCAGACATACAACTCGCTAAGGAGTTGCCCGAGCCGCCGGTTTCAAGAACAGAATATGACCTAAAAGATCAATTAATTCGTGAAACGATAATTAATACACAAGAAAAGGTTGAAGAAAACGGTAAAAAACTCGAGGACATTGACAATAAGTTATATGAAATAATTAGAAATTAACATGAAAAAATTTATTACCACTCTACTTTTATTACTAACTTTTTCTATATATTCACAAGACGTTTCAGTCATACACTTTAATTATAAGTGGAATCAAAAAAATGATTATAACAAATTGCAATCTATAAGGAGAGCTAATGTTTCTAAAGCATTTGTTGAAGAACAAACAGCTGAATTGCAAGCAAGCATAAAATCTGTCCCAGTTATAATTATATTTAGAAAAGGAAAACCTGTTGCTAGATTAGAAGCAGGGTTAAGTATGAAAATAGAAACAAGAATTGAAGAAATACAAGAGCTTGTTGATAGATACCAAGATTAATATGAAATCAAAAGGATTAGGTGATTCAATAGAAAAAATCACAACAGTAACGGGAATAAAAACTATGGTAGATATAGTTTCAAAAGGGCTTAATGTCCCTTGTGGCTGTGAAGGCAGAAGAGACGCTTTAAATATAATGTTCCCATATAAAAAGAAGAAAAAATGACAATATTATTTATAATTGCAATAATTGAAGCAATAGCTATAGTATATTTAGTTATGCTTCATTCAGGAAAAATTAAAGATGCAGATGGCGATTTTATCGCTGATTCAGTTGAAGCAAAAGTTGAAGAAGTTCAAGTTAATGCTGTAAATAAATTAAATAGATTAAAAGCTGAATTAAAGGACGTAGCAGCATCAATTAAAGAAGTTGGTAATCAATTAGAAGATTTACCAAAATCTTTAAAAGGCAAAAGAGCTGGAAGAAAAGCTAATGTCAAAAAATAGAAAAAAATTAAAAGATACAGCGGTTGGTAAATTTTTAGCCGGTGCTGGATCAAATATAATAGGTAGCTTAGGCGACGTCCTGCCAGATAAGGGTGTAATGGGATTAGTGAAAAATCTTATTAAAAAAGACCCAGAGTTACCAGCTGAAGATAAAGAAAAAGCTTTAGCGTTATTACATCAAGATACTGTAGAAATGCAGGAAGTATCTAAAAGATGGCAAGCGGATATGCAATCTGATTCGTGGCTATCGAAAAACACAAGGCCTTTGACACTGATTTTTTTAACAGTTGCAATGGTCTTATTGATATTTATAGACTCAACAGGATTAGACTTTAGTGTTGATGGTGGTTGGGTAGATTTATTAAAATCTCTTCTTATTACTGTTTACGTAGCCTATTTCGGTTCGCGTGGAGCGGAAAAATTCAAAACAATAAGTAAATAACATGGCAAAACTAAATACCTACTTAACAGATACTTCCATACAGGATGGTGATAAGTGGATTGGAACAGATTCGCTAACAGGTAAAACAAGGAATTTTACCCCTCAAGGATTAGCAGATAATTTCAATGACACAGGTAAGATAGGTATAGGTGGTCAAATACCTTATGTATTTAGTATACAAGGATCCCCAAATAGAAATGTTGGTACTATTACTTTCCCCACAGGTGGTGGTAATGGTACAGCTTTTTCAGCTATAAACGCTTTAGTATTAAGTAAAACAACTAACGGCGGAATTGCTGTATCAGAATATTTACAATATTTAGAAGACAATGTTATATTTATTTATCAATTAGACAATGTAAACAATTTTGGTAAATTCTCTTTAACATCATTAGCAGATAGATCTGGAGAAACTACATTTTTTGATGCTACATTAATATTTTCAGAAGGAAACGGAAGTTTAATAACTGGAAAAACATATGGAATTGTTCAGGGGCCTAGCGATGTAGATAAAAACTTTGTATTTACACAAGGATCAGCCGCTAGCACTTGGACAGTAAATCATAATTTAGAAAAATTTCCATCAGTAATGGTGGTTGACTCTGGCAACAATGTTGTTATCGGAGATATAACATATACAAATACTAATTCATTAACAGTAAGTTTTTCTTCAGCATTCTCAGGAAAAGCATATATAAACTAAACAAAAATGGCTTTAAAATATTTAACACATATAGATTTAAATAAAAATCAATTACAGAATGCGGTAATTCACCCTTTGGGCACTGCACCTTCTGGAGCGGTTGAAGGTCAAATATATTACGATTCCACAGTTGGAGATAAAAAAGTATATATTTATAATGGATCCGCTTGGGTTAATATATCAGGTGACATATCAGAAGTTATAGCTGGAAATGCTTTAACTGGCGGTGGTGCTGATGGTTCTGTAACATTAAACGTAGCGGTAGATGATACTACAATAGCAATTGCTTCTGATGCTTTAAAAGTAAAAGATGGCGGAATAGGATCAACACAACTTGCGGCTACATCAGTAACAGCTGGTTCTTATGGTTCTTCTTCAGCAATACCTACATTTACAGTAGATGCTGATGGTCGTTTAACAGCAGCAGGAACAGCTTCAATAACTACAACATTAGATATTGCAGCGGATTCAGGAACAGATAATGGTGTTGTTTTAGGAACAGACACATTAACAATATCAGGAACAAGCAATGAAATTGAAACATCTGTATCAGGTGATACTATAACAGTTGGTTTACCAAATAATGTTACGATAGGTAATAATTTAATTGTAACAGGTAATTTAACAGTTTCAGGTACACAAACAATTGTTAATACAGAAACTATAGAGCTTGCTGATAATATCATTAAGCTAAATAGCAATGCAACAGGAACACCATCAGAAAATGCAGGCATTGAAGTTGAAAGAGGTGATTCAACAAACGTTGCACTTAGATGGAATGAATCAGATGACGATTGGGAAGTAACAACAGATGGTTCAAATTATCATAATATATCAACAGCTGCGGATTCATTCAAAGGATCAATCGGTGATGGTTCTGCTACATCTTATACTGTGACACATAACTTAGGAACAAGAGATGTATTAGTTGAGCTTTATGACGCATCAAGTTATGAAACAGTTATAGCGGACGTAACAAGAACATCAACAAGTGTTGTAACAGTAGCATTCACAGTTGCTCCTGCGTCAAACGACATTAGAGTTCTTATCAGAAAAATTTAAAATATAATTCATGGGTGTAAAATTTAAGTCACCGTTAGAGCTTTCAGGGCATAGATCTATATTACATACAGATGCTGTGCAAACTCTGGTTGTTAAAGTTATTACAAAAACTGCAGCGCATCCAGAACATGGGAATGGAAGTTCTAATGGATATACAATAGACGGTGTTGAAGGGGCTTATTTAGAGTTTACACCAGGTAATACATATAAATTTGATCAATCTGATAGTTCAAATAATGGTCATCCATTAAGATTTTATGAGGACTCTGGCAAAACTACAGCTTATACAACAGGGGTAACATCAAGCGGAACACCTGGTAATTCAGGGGCATATACTCAAATTATACCAACTATTTCTACACCTCCATTATTATTTTATCAATGTACTAATCATGGATTAATGGGTAGCCATGTTAGATTTGGTACAGTTACTTCAGCTAGCGCAAATACAACATATACAATAAATAGTGTTACAAGTGGAAGTAATGCAATAATAAGATTAACAGGTAGTGATTCGTCAACAGATGATGTCACAATAGCAGCAGGAAGTAATATAAGTATATCAGAAACAGGAGATACTATAACTATTGCATCAACTGCGGGTGGTAGTGTAACTGAAGCTTTTAAAACAATATCAGTAGCAGGGCAGTCTGACGTAGTTGCGGATAGTGCAACTGATACATTAACTTTAGTTGCTGGTAATAATGTTACTTTATCTACTAACGCAAGTAATGATTCTATAACAATTAATGCTTCAACAACCGTTTCTCCTTCTGGAATGAGTAAAGACACATTTACAGGTAATGGTAGCGCAACAGCTTTTACATTAGGAGGCACTGTAACTGATGAAAATAATACATGGGTATTTTTAAATGGTGTATATCAAGATAAAAGTACTTACAGCATTTCAGGAACTACTCTTACTTTTTCTACAGCACCTCAAAATGGATTTGGTGTTGAAGTAATGAGATTAGGTACTGTTGCAATAAATTCAAACTCTTTAGCAACAGATACTTTTACAGGGAATGGTTCAACAACAGCTTTTACTTTATCAGTATCACCAGTTAATTTAAATGCAGTAAATGCTTATATATCTGGTTTAAGACAAAATGATAGCACATTAAGTTTATCTGGAACTACTTTAACGTTTAGCACAGCGCCACCAACAGGAACATCAATTGAAGTAACAAGTATAGGTGCTATAAGTGCAACTTCAGTAGTAGCACCTTCAAGTGTAACAGCGGGAACAGGTATAAGTGTTGCAAATCCATCAGAGGGTAATTTTGTTATTACAAATACACTTTCTACTGATTATAGTGTATCAGTAATAAATTCAGCAACAACAGCTGTTAAAAACACTTTATACGTATTTACAGGGAGTGCGGCTTTAACATTACCAGCAGGTGTAGTTGGTAATTCAATTAAAATTAGCAATAGGTCAGGTACAACAACTTGTACAATAGTACCTAATGGAACAAACAAAATAATGGGTAGTAATACTACTATGACGCTTGATACAGCATCAGCAAGTTTTGAATTAATATATTCAGGAACAGCCCAAGGATGGGTAATAATAGGACAATAATATGAGTAACTTTACAGATTTTTTCGCAGCAGGAGGCGCAGGAGGTGGACTAGGCCAAACTATAACAGTAGGTGATATTTCTTATCCTAATGCCAGGCTTATATCGGAAATGAGTTTATATCAAATATATAACAGTGCTGATGGTAGCTATAATAGTTGGAGTTTTGGAATGTTTGATGTAAATGAACCAGATTGGTACTATAATACCGGTAGTGGTGGTAATAGTGATTTTGTTACAGTGGCTAATATAACTTCTTCTTCTAACGGAGGAGCGCTATATGGAGCTTTTTGCTATTTTGACCATAGCAGCCATGACCATAGTGCTAGAGTGGTTAGTATGAGAATTACAATAGATGGGACAGCAACTACTAAAACAAGTAATTCTAGGGATAGTTTTAACTGGAATATGGTTTATTTAGGACCCATTGGTGCGGTTAATATTACCCACGTTGGGGATACAGGAGACGGAAGATATACAACTGATGGATTTTTACAAGCCCCTGTAGGAGATAAGGGACAGCCTGAAGTGTTTTGGTATCATAATTCTACAGGAACTTATAATGCAAATGGAGATAATGGAGATACCAGACAAAAAGTGTTTGCAAAAACGCAATCTCCACAATTTGGACCATACCCATTACCGTATATATATTTTGCAAATACATGTAAAGTAGAAATGAAAGTAAATAGAGATAACTCCCAAGATAGAATGTGGGCAGGAATAAGATTATTTTAATTATGAATTTTGAAAAAGCAGAACTTTTAGAAAACTTAACAGCTCCAGAAAGAAATACTAAAGAGCTAGTTCAATCAGGAGATAAAATAAAAATAACACTTGATGGTGCTGTAATAATATGTAATCATTTTAAAGATTATGTATCAGAACCATACTACTCTCAACCCGAAGAATAATGGCATTAACTAAATTAGACAAAAACCTTTTAGGATTCAGTGACGATACTGATTTTGTAAAATTACCTTCAGGTACAACAGCTCAAAGACCAAGTTCTGCAGCTGCTGGACAATTAAGGTTTAATACAACCATAAGTGATGCTGAAATATATGATGGAAATCAGTGGGTAAGAATGGGGACAACACCTCCTACCTTTTCAGCAATTGATTATCCAGGGACCGCTACAGCCGCTAATCCGGCTGGAGGCGAAAGTATTATAATAACAGGTACTGAATTCAAAGCGGGAATTACGTTAACTGTTGGTGGCACAACACCCTCGAGTATAACTAGAAATAGCACAACTCAAATAACATTTACAGCGCCTGCTAAATCAGCAGGAAGCTATGCCATAGTAATAACTAATAGTGATGGAGGAACAGCTACAGCCTCAAGCGCTATTAATTATAATGGTATACCAGCTTTTACAAATGCCGCGGGCTCATTAGGTTCACTTGAAGAAGGTGGAACATTTAACTTTTCTGTAGCGGCAACGGAACCAGACGGAGGAGCTGTTACATATGCTACAACAGCAGGAAGTTTACCTGGGGGAGCATCATTAAACGCGTCGACAGGAGCAATTACAGGAACCGCTTCAGGCGTTAGTGCTTCAACTACGTCTACATTCACTATAACAGCTACTGATAATGAAAATCAATCATCAACTAGACAATACAGCATAACTGTTACTAATTTTGACCCTTCAACAGTACATGCCACAGTTTTATACACAGGAAATGGTGGTTCTCAAAATGTAACAGGTTTATCTTTTAAACCAGATATAGTTTGGATTTATAATAGAGTCACTTCAGGTGAGTCTCCTAAAATTTATGACAGTTCAAGAGGAGTGCATAAATATTTTTATACAAATCAAGGGCAAACAGCACAAGAATATAGCACAGGTTTGCAGTCATTTAATAGTAATGGGTTTACTTTAGGGTCTGAAAGCAATAGTAATGCTAGCGGGGCTGCACATGCCGCGTGGTGTTGGAAAGTAAATGGGGGCACAACAAGCACAAATTCAGATGGTAGTCATAATAGCACAGTGCAAGTAAATCAAGCACAAGGTATATCTATTTTAGAATATACCACAGTGGGTAGTAATACAGCTACTGTCGGGCATGGGTTAGGAGTTGAACCAGATGTTGTTATATATAAAAACTTAGATAGCACAGGAGGCGTAAATCTTTATACTAAAGTTGTTGATAATTCAATGGACTATTGGAGTTTGAGTGCTAATAATGGAGCATGGTATGATAGTTCAACGCAAGCATTTACTTCGAGTACTGTAACAATGGAATCAGGTGGTAGTGGTCAGGATTTTATAGCTTACGCATTTGCAGAAAAAGCAGGTTATTCAAAATTTGGTACATATTCAGGTACTGGTGTATTAGATGCACCTAACCCAGTTGTTACGGGATTTGAACCAGCGTGGGTGCTAATAAAAGTTACAAATGATAGTTCATCAGGTGCTTATTGGGGTATATTTGATAATAAAAGAGAAACTTTAAACCCTAGGCATAAAATGGCAAGGGCTGGAGCAGGTGGAGATGAATGGGAAGGAGACACTAACTCTGTAACTTTTCATTCAAATGGATTTAGTGTAAATGGCGATTATACAGCAACAAATGCTAGTGGTAAAAATTATTTTTATATGGCTTTTGCCGGCCCAACTTCAGCGGCAACGCCTGTACTTTCTAATAGTTTTGATATACAAGCTTATACTGGTGAAAGTAATTACAGTCCTAAAACTGTTACATATACATTTGAGCCAGGATTAATAATTAACAAAGCTAGGAATGGGGGGCATAGTTGGGGATTAGTAGATAGTTTAACTTGGGAAAAAGGGCATTATAAAAATACAGACAACAATAATCAAGTTTTTGATGGAAGCGGGAGTGGCTGGGATGCTGTAAGATCAATAACATCTACAGGAGCAGTAATGCACGCACCTTGTACTTGGAATTGTACAAATACGTATATATCGTACGCATGGAAAACAGGGTATAGAAATGGAACTATAAATACAGATGGAAGTATAAAAGCAACAGTTGTGGCTAATCCAGCAGCAGGAATTTCTGTAATAAACTATAAAGGGGCAGGTGCTGATGCTACTGTTGGGCATGGATTAAGTTCAGCCCCAGAGGTCGTCCTTGCAAAAGCAAATACAGGTGGATCAGGTAATAACTGGGTAATGTGGCATAAAGATATAGGAGGTAATAATTACGGATTATTTTTAGATAATAATTCAGCACGTTATACATCTGGAGATTTTTGGAATAATACAGCTCCAACTTCATCAGTTGTTAGTTTAGGTGATGGAGCGGAATCAGGATCAACTAATAACTCAGGTAGAGGATATTCTATGTATTGTTTTCACTCAGTTACTGGTTATAGTAAATTTGGAACGTATAATGGAACCGGAAGCGCAGGCAATGCCCAAACATTAGGTTTTGCACCAGGAATGATTATACTTAGAAGAATAGATTCACTTTCAGATTGGTATGTGTTTGACTCAGTAAGAGGACAAAGTAATATAGTAAGATTAAATCATTCTAATACAGAATATAGTAACAGTAATTTTAATTTTGAATCAAATGGGTTCAGTTTTGATGCGGGCGACTTTAACGAATCAGGCGCAACGTGGGTTTACCTTGCGTGGGCAATAAATTAATAAATAAACAAAAATGGCACAAACAAGATTAAAATCAGGTAACCTTCATATGATAGGAGGAGAAACTGGAACCTCAGGTGATGTGTTGAAATCCAAAGGTGATGGTACTTTTGAATGGGGTGCAGGAACAACTCCACCGTCATTTTCATCTGTAGATTATCCTGGGGATGACACAGCATTGGATCCAGCTGGAGGACAAAATCTAGTTATAAACGGTAGTGGTTTTCTTACCGGTATTAATGTTAAAGTTGGAGGAACAAACGCATCTTCTGTAACTGTAAATAGCACAAGCCAAATAACTATTGTAGCTCCTGCAAAATCTGCTGGAACATATGCTTTAGAATTTACTAATACTGATGGTGGTAATGCTACTGCAAATAGTGCTGTTTCTTATAATGGTATACCTGCTTTTACTCATAACGCAGGAAGCTTAGGTGCTTTTAAACAAGGAGCGTCAGTAAGTGTATCTGTGGTCGCTACTGAGCCTGATGGGGGTGCAATAACTCACACTGTTACATCAGGGTCGTTACCATCTGGATTAAGCTTAAACGCAACAACAGGGGCTATAACTGGTACAGCTCCAGATGTAAGTGCTTCAACAACTAGTAGTTTTACAATTACAGCAACAGATAACGAAAACCAATCTACAAGTAGAGCTTATTCTATACAGGTTGATCCGGTTTTACCATCTGATGATTTTAATGTACTTACGTATACAGGTAATGGTGGAACTCAAAGCATAACTGGCCTTTCATTTCAACCTGATTTTGTTTGGTTAAAAAAGAGAAATGGGGATGCAGAGCAACATTTAATTCACCCTAATGTTGGTACAGGAGAATATTATAGACCTTCGTATAATTCAGCAGGTAGATTAACTTCTTCAGATAAAATTACAGCGTTAAATAATAATGGATTTAGTTTAGGTAGTGATAGTCAAGTAAATAATAATAATGATACATTCGTAGCATATTGCTGGAAAGTAAACGGAGGAACAACAGTTTCAAATACAGACGGTACAACTACTAGTACTGTACAGGTAAATGCAGAAAAAGGAATTTCAATGATTACTTATAGTGGTGCTGGAGCAGCTCGTACAGTAGGTCATGGGCTTGGAAGGGTTCCAGATTTCTTTATGATGATGGATAGATACAATGGAGGAGGATGGCGTATATGGCATAAAGACTTTGATAATGCTGATAGATATTTAGAAATGGGCACAGGAGGTCAAGTTAGCAACGGAACTATTTGGTCCGGTAATAGGCCTACTTCAACAGTATTTAGTTTAGGAAATATAGCTCCACCAAATGGTAGTGGTAGGGCGCATGTTTGTTGGGCGTTCGCTAGTATAGATAAACATTCTAAATTTAGTTCTTACATAGGAAATAATAGTTCAGCAGGCCCTATTGTGAATTTAGGATTTAAACCTGCACTTTTAATAATTAGAAGAATTGATAGCGGGGATCATTTCTATATGTTTGATAATAAAAGAGAAACTGCAAACCCTAGAAACGTAGCATTATTTATGAACTCTAGTGCAGCGGAATCAACAGGTAATTTAGGTACTGGAGTAGATTTTTTATCTAATGGTTTTCAGGTTACATCAACTGATAGCGGAATAAATGCAAATAATGGTAAATATATATACATGGCATGGGCAGCAGACCCCGATGTAACAGCACCAACACTTGCTGATAGTTTTAATGCAAAAGCCTATGCAGGTAATTCAGGTACAAATACCATTACAGGTGTTGGATTTAAACCTGATTTGGTTTGGCTTAAAGAAAGGTCAGGAACAGACAGGCATGTTTTAGTTGATATTTTAAGAGGAGAAGACAGTCAGCTTTCTTCAAATAGTACTGCTGCTGAAACAACTTATGGAAGTAATTTTGATGGGTTTAACGCAGATGGTTTTACTTTAGGTAGCGCAACTGAAACAAATGGTAATGGTGAAACTTATATTTCTTGGAACTGGAAAGCAAATGATGATGAACCTACAATAGAACAAGCTACAGAAACGGCAGCTGCAGTATCAGTATATAAATTTGAAGATAATGCAAATGATGTAACCGGTAATAATAATGGAACAGCCTCAAATGTGTCTTATGTAACAGGTTATTTTAATAAAGCTGCTGATTTTAACGGTAGTACAAGTGTCATAACAACTGGTTTAAATACTGGTAATAATAATATGACTTTTAGTGCTTGGGTTAATTTAGATGCTGCTTCAAGCGGAATATATGGAATGGTTTGTTCAGGTATATCTAATTATTATACTTATTTATCTGTAGGGCAAAATGGTAAAGTTTGGATTTCAAATGATCAACAAATAAGCGGAGATGCTGATAATGGATATGCAACAGAAGGTACAACAGTTTTACAAAATGGTCAATGGTATCATATTGCAGGATCATTATCTTCAACAAAGGGAGCAAAAATATATGTTAATGGTGTTTTAGAAAAAACACAACCATCAAGAACAACCAATGCACCAGCAATTAGCCCTCCAGCATATAGTGCAATAGGTGCTTGGAAAGCAAGTAACGGTAATCTTTCAGGGCAATTTAATGGCCAAATAGATCAGGTAAGATTTTATAATAAAGTCTTAGATGATGCAAGTGTTTTTAAATTATATCAAGAAACTACCGCTCAAAATGGTACAGCAGATATAGGAACTAAAGGAGTGTTGTCTAATAAATCAATAGTTACTGCAAATACAAACGCTGGATTTAGTATTGTTAAATATATAGGAGATGGAATTTCTACATCAAAAATTCCTCATGGGTTAGGAGGAACACCTGAAATGATTATTCATAAAAGAGTGGATGGTGTATCAGGATGGGTTGTAAACCATCATAATTTAAGTACTGGATATGAAATATATTTACAATCAGATAATCCCCAAACAAATAGTATGGGTAATGATGGTGGTATGACAAACGGTACACAAAATGCTACAACACTAGGATTCACAGCGGGAGCAAGTACCACTAATAATGTAAATACAAATGGAGCAAAATATATTGCTTATTGTTTTAGAGGTATATCAGGGTTTAGTAAGTTTGGAACATATACTGGAGCAACAGCAGGAGTAACTATAACAACAGGTTTTCAACCAGACTTTGTTATGATTAAATCATCAAGTCATACTGAGCATTGGGCTATACTTGATGCTACAAGAGGTTCACAAAAAGCTTTATTTCCTAATAGAACTAATGCAGAAAGTAATACCGCATTACACACTATTACTTTTTCATCCACAGGTTTTTCATTCCCTCATCAAGATACTGCTGATGCAATGTTAAATGAAAATGGATATACATATATATACGCAGCATTCAAAATAAACTAAAACGCGTAATATATAAAAAATACAATTAAATCAAATTCAATAACTTATGAAATTAAAGAAAAAAGAGCTTAGTGATTTAAAAGCTTTAGTAGAAAAAATGTCTACAAAACAAAACGAAATTGGGTTAAATACTATTAATGGTCATAAATTAGCTCATGCGTTTTCACAATTAGAAATAGAATTAAATACTATGAAAACTGGTTTAGAAGAAATATATGGTAAATGCAATATAAATGTTGAAACCGGTGAGATAGATAAAATTGAATCAAATGAAACTAATAAGAAAGATTAGTATAGGAAGAGATTATAAAGATAATGCAATGCACTATCAAATTGGTCAAGAAGTTTATGGTAACCATGTAATCACAAATATATTAGAAAAAGATACAAATTACGAAATATATATTAAAAAGAATAAAGAAGTATTACTTTGGAAATCTTTTAATAAAAACATGGGAATAAGTGTAGAGTATAATTTAGATTATGAATAACCCATACGCTTTAATAATACAACCAAAAGAAAACCGCTATAAAAACACCAAAAAAGTATCCAATAAAAACTTAATCCTAAACACGTCAATTAGTGACCATAGGTATGTAAGTAAAGAGGCTATAGTAAAAGCTCTACCAGGAGCGTTTAAAACGCCTCTACGCGAGTCTGATGAAGTATTAGTACATCACAATATATTTAGAAGGTACTATGATGTAAGAGGAAATGAAAAAAATAGTGGTAATTATTTCAAAGAAGATATGTATTTTTGTTACTTAGATCAAGTATACATGTATAAAAGAAATGATAATTGGATAGCAATGCCAGGATATTGTTTTGTAAATCCTATACAATCAGAAGATAAATGGGAAAACAAAGAGGAACCATTAAAAGGTGTTGTAGTTTACACGGACGGTACAAAGTTTGTAAAAGAAGGTGAACTAATAGGTTTTACACCATACTCAGAGTTTGAGTTTATAGTTGATAATAAAAGGCTATATAGAATAAAATTAAATGATATTTCAATAAAGTATGAACACAAAGGAACAGAAAAACTCTATAATACTAGCTGGCTATAAAGCTGTAAAAGAGTTAATCAAAGTCGCTGAAGAAGAAATAATAGTTGAAGACGCAGCAGATGAGCTTGCAGCAGATAGATTAAAAAATGCAGCGGCTACAAAAAAATTAGCTATCTTTGATGCTTTTGAAATATTAAATAGAATTGAATCTGAAAAAGCAATGCTTGATAATAAACCTTTACAAGAAGAAAAAGCTTTTAGCGGATTTGCGGAAAAAAGGTCTAAATAATGTCATATAAACAAACATTATATAAAATAATTGAACCTATAAAGCGTACAAAAATATATAGAGTTAATAAAAAAAGAGGCTGGGAATATGGATATAACAAAGAGCATGATGTAGTTGTTATAAGTAAAACAGGTAAGATAGGTGATATATATGAAATACAAAATCTTAAAATAGCTTTACCTGTTGCAGAAAATGTGTATAGCAAACATAATAAATGGACGCCTGCTGATTATCCTAAAGAGTTAAATAATATAAAAACAATATTTGATTGGGAAACATATCCAAAAGAATTTAAAAACAGATGGCATGATTACATTGATACGGAGTTTACTAGAAGAGAAGAAGGTTATTGGTTCCGCAACAAAAATGTTGATACCTATATTACTGGCTCTCATTACAATTACTTGCAGTGGTCCAAGATTGATGTTGGGAAGCCAGACTTTCGAGAAGCAAACAGACTATTCTTCATATTCTGGGAGGCATGCAAGGCAGATCAAAGATGCTATGGAATTTGCTACCTTAAAAATAGGCGTTCCGGATTTTCATTCATGTCAAGTGCTGAAACGGTTAATCAAGCCACAATTTCGTCCGACTCTAGATTCGGAATCTTATCGAAGACTGGTGGAGATGCAAAGAAGATGTTTACCGACAAAGTGGTACCAATATCAACCCACTACCCATTTTTCTTCAAACCAATACAAGATGGAATGGACCGCCCCAAGACAGAGTTGGCCTACCGTGTCCCCGCATCCAAACTCACAAGAAAGTCCATCACCAGTACAACCAAGTCCTCCGAGGCGCTCGAAGGGCTCGATACAACAATAGACTGGAAGAATACGGGTGATAACTCTTATGATGGTGAAAAGTTAAGATTACTTGTTCACGATGAATCTGGTAAATGGGAAAGACCAGATAACATATTAAATAACTGGCGTGTAACTAAAACAACGCTGAGACTAGGAAGTAGGATTATAGGAAAATGTATGATGGGATCTACTTCAAATGCCTTAGATAAAGGTGGAGATAACTTTAAAAAATTATACAATGACTCAGACGTTACAAAAAGAAACCGCAATGGACAGACTAGCAGTGGATTATATAGTTTGTTCATACCTATGGAATGGAACTACGAAGGATTCATTGATTCTTATGGATTACCTGTATTCGAAACACCCAGTGCTCCTGTCGAAGGACCCCACGGTGATAAAATCGATGTTGGTATAATAGAACATTGGGAAAACGAAGCTGATGGTTTACGTGAAGATCAAGATGGATTAAATGAATTTTATAGACAATTTCCGAGAACAGAAGAACACGCATTCAGAGATGAAACAAAAAACAGTATATTTAATTTACAAAAAATATACGAACAAATAGATTACAATGACGGAACAATGACATCCGGTGCTGTAACAAAAGGAAACTTCCAATGGGAAAATGGTATTAAAGATACGCGAGTAATATTTACACCTGATCTTAAAGGAAGATTTAATATATCTTGGGTTCCTAGTATAAATTTACAAAATCACGTAATACTAAAAAATAATAGGAAACATCCCGGTAATGAACATATAGGAGCATTTGGATGTGACTCTTATGATATATCTGGAACAACAGACGGCAGAGGTTCTAAAGGAGCCTTACACGGGTTAACTAAATTTAGTATGGAAGATGCACCTGCTAATTCATTCTTTTTAGAATATATAGCTAGACCGCAAACAGCAGAAATGTTTTTTGAAGATGTATTGATGGCATTAGTATTTTATGGAATGCCAATACTTGCGGAAAACAATAAACCAAGATTGTTGTATTATTTAAAAAGAAGAGGCTATAGAGGTTACTCTATGAATAGACCAGATAAAACAATTAATAAATTATCAACGGCTGAAAAAGAAATAGGTGGTATACCTAACTCATCTGAAGATATGAAACAAATCCACGCTGCAGCTATAGAATCATATATAGATAAACATGTAGGATTACAAGAAGATGGTGATTATGGTAGTATGTATTTTAATGCAACGTTAAACGATTGGTCTAAATTTAATATAAATAATAGAACAAAACATGATGCCGCAATAAGTTCTGGTCTTGCAATAATGGCATGTAACAGACATTTGTATCAGCCAAAACAATTAAAACAAACAAAAGTTTTAGATTTTGGTTTTAAAAAATATAATAATAAAGGAAGTATTTCAAAAATAATAAAATAAATGAATATATTACCAAGGGGCGTATTCCCAAGCCAAGCAGTATCAAGTGCTGAAAAAGCAAGTGAAAAATATGGTTTAGAGATTGCAAGAGCGGTTGAATCAGAATGGTTTAAAAGAGATTCTGGTACAGCCAGGTACTACGCTAATAGAGACAACTTTCACCGTTTAAGATTGTATGCTAGAGGTGAACAATCAATACAAAAATATAAAGATGAATTATCTGTTAATGGTGATTTATCATATTTAAATTTAGATTGGAAGCCAGTACCTATAATACCAAAGTTTGTTGATATTGTAGTTAATGGTATTGCTGAAAGAACATATGATATAAAAGCATATTCACAAGACCCCTCTTCTGTGCAAAAAAGAACTGATTATGTTAATAATCTTATTGAAGATATGATTGCTAGAGATTATAAAGACTCAGTTAAAAATAATACTGGTATAAATTTATTTAAAACAAATAGAGATACTTTACCTGAAACACAAGAAGATTTACAATTGCATATGCAATTAGATTATAAAGATTCAATTGAAATTGCAGAAGAAGAAGCTATAAACAATGTATTTGATCATAATAAATATGAATTAATAAAAAAGAGATTAGATTATGATATAGCTGTTGTGGGTATGGGCGCGGTTAAAAATGAATATACAACTTCAGAAGGCATAAATATTAAATATGTTGATCCAGCTGATTTAGTTTATTCTTATACTGAATCCCCTCATTTTGATGATATATATTATGTAGGTGAAATAAGAAGAGTTTCAGTTGTTGATCTTAAAAAACAATATCCGCATTTAACAGATGATGATGTAAGAAGAGATGTTGAAGGTCAAGGAACTAATGCTAAATTGTATAATAAATCATATGCGGGTGGGGATGCCGAAGATGATGCTTACGCACATGTATTATATTTTGAATACAAAACGTATAGAGATGAAGTCCATAAAATAAAACAAACTTCAACTGGAGCTGCTAAAGCAATTAAAAAAGATGATACTTTTAATCCTCCTAAAGACTCTAGATCAAGATTTGAAAAAAGTGCTAGGACTATAGAAGTTATATATGAGGGTGCAAAAATAATAGGTACTAATAAATTATTAAAATGGCAATTAGCTGAAAACATGACAAGGCCAAAGTCAAATACAGTAAAAGCGCAGTTTAGTTATAATATAGTAGCACCTAGAATGTATAAAGGAAGAGTTGAATCACTTGTAAGTAGAATGACAACATTTGCTGATATGATTCAATTAACACATTTAAAACTACAGCAAGTATTATCAAGAATGGTTCCAGATGGTGTTTATTTAGATGCTGATGGTATTGCTGAAATAGATTTAGGTAATGGAACAAACTATAATGCGCAAGAAGCATTAAATATGTATTTCCAAACCGGTTCTGTTATTGGAAGATCAATGACACAAGATGGAGAGTTTAATAACGGTAGAGTTCCTGTGCAAGAATTACAATCATCTGCGTCTAATGCTAAAATATCAAGCTTAATAACATCTTATAATTATTATTTACAAAACATGAGAGATGTAACAGGTTTAAATGAGGCAAGAGATGGATCTACACCAGATAAGAATGCTTTAGTAGGTTTACAAAAAATTGCTGCTGCAAATTCAAATACAGCAACAAGACATATATTACAAGGTGGATTATATCTTACATTAAAAACAGCAGAAGCAATATCTCTTAGAATATCAGATGTATTAGAATATAGTCCAACTAAAGAATCTTTTATACAAGCAATAGGTAAAGCAAATGTATCTGCTTTAAAAGAAATGGATAAATTACAACTTCATGATTTTGGTATATTTTTAGAATTAGCACCTGATGAAGAAGAAAAACAATTACTTGAAAATAATATACAAGTATCTCTTCAAAAAGAACAAATTAATTTAGAAGATGCAATTGATATAAGAGATATTAAAAATTTAAAACTTGCTAATCAATTATTAAAACTAAGAAGAAGAAAAAAATTCGAACAAGATAGAGCCTTGCAGCAAGAAAATATTCAATTACAAAGTCAATCTAATGCACAAGCTGCACAGGTAGCCGCACAAGCAGATGCTCAAAAGCAACAAGCTATAACTGCAAGTAAATCACAATTAGCGCAAGTACAAGCACAGCTTGATACACAAAAATTAGAAAAAGAAGCTGAAATAAAAATGATGTTAATGCAAAAAGAATTTGAAATGAATATGCAGCTTAAAGACGCTGATTTAAATGTAATTAAAGATAAAGAGAAGTTTAAAGAAGATAGAAAAGATAAAAGAACTAAAATACAGGCTTCTCAACAATCTGAATTAATAGATCAAAGAAAAAATAATAAACCACCAAAAAACTTTGAATCCGCTGGATTTGATAGTTTAGGAGGATTTGGCTTAGAGCAGTTTGAGCCTAGATAAATAACTGCAAAACATTTTTATAATATTTTATCATGGAAGAAAATAAAGACGTCATAGTTGACGAAACACCAACTGCTGCAGAAAAGGAAGAAAAAGTACTTGAAGCAGCGGGAAAAAACACGGGTAAATCCGAAGATGGGGTTTACAAAGTGGATTTAAGTAAACCACCTAAAACAGAAACAGATGCCGTTCAAGAGCAAAGCACAGATGAGATTCCTGTACGCGACGGATCCGAAACTAGCGAAGAGGTTCAAGAAAAAAACCAAGAGGAGCCTAAAGAGCCTGCCGGAAAAGGCGAAAAGGAAGAAGAAAAAGAAGAGGTAATATTAGAAGAAATTACTGAAGATTCTTCATCTGATGAAAAAAATACAACTGTACAAGAAGAGGCACAAGAGCTACAAGAAAAAGTAGAAGAAGCTGTGCAAACTTCGCAAGATACAGGAATACAATTACCAGAAAACATTCAAAAAGTAGTAGACTTTATTAATGAAACTGGTGGAACGTTAGAAGATTATGTAAAAGTTAATCAAGATTATTCTAACATAGATGATTCAACTCTTTTATATCAATACTATAATCAAACAAAATCGCATCTTACAAAAGATGAAATTGATTTTTTAATTGAAGATAATTTTAATTTTGATGAAGAAGTTGATGAGCCAAGAGATATTAAGCGTAAAAAACTCGCTTATAAAGAAGAAATTGCAAAAGCTAAAAGCTATTTGGAAGGATTAAAGGACAAATATTACGAAGAAGTCAAGTTGGGTTCTAAGTTAACTGACGATCAACAAAAAGCAATTGAGTTTTTCAATACTTACAACTCTGAACAATCAGAACAGCAAAAGCTGCAAGAGAAGCAGACTGAGCATTTTAATAATGAATCTAAAAAAATATTTACCGAAGAATTTAAAGGTTTTGAATTCAAAGTAGGTGATAAAAAGTACAGATACAATGTTAAAGATGTTAAGGAAGTTCAAGATAGACAAGCAAACATATTAAACGTATTAGATAAATATATTAGTAAAGATAATATGTTACAAGATGCTAAAGGTTATCATAAAGCTCTTTTCGTTGCAGATAATGCAGACGCAATTGCAAATCATTTTTACGAGCAAGGTAAAGCTGATGCTATAAAACAGTTAGATGCTGAATCCAAAAATATAAATATGGATCCACGTAAAACTGGCACAGTTGAAGCCGGAGGAATAAAAATAAGAGCAATTTCTGGTGATGATAGTTCAAAGTTAAAAATTAAACTTAGACAATAACTTTAAAAAAATAAATAAAAATGGCAGTAATAACTCCAAGTCCGGGGAATAACTTGAACGCAGTTCCAGCTCCGGTCAAACAAACATTAGCGACAAATTACTTATCTTTTACAGGTGGTAATAACGATTGGTCGCAGCAATACTTACCAGATTTATACGAAGCAGAAGTTGAAAGATATGGAGACAGATCTATCGCTAGCTTCTTAAGAATGGTAGGTGCAGAAATGCCTATGACTTCTGATCAAATTATTTGGTCTGAGCAAGGTAGATTACACCTGAAATATACAGGTAAACTTACTATCGCAACAGGTGCAGTTGCAGAAATTGATGGTAACGCTAATAATACTCACGCGATAAGAGTAGGTCAAACAGTAAAAATAAAAGGTAGAACATCTGGTAAGATTGACAACGCTTACGTATCAGCAGTTGCTGCAGATAATAAATCCTTAACACTTAAAAGATATGGTGCGGCAGCATTTGACACATCAGGTAATACTTTTACAAACAATGAAATATGTGATATATTTGTTATCGGTTCTGAGTTTGCAAAAGCTACTACAGGTATGGTTGGTGCAGTAACCCCATCTTTCAAGTCGTTTACAAACAAGCCAATCATCTTAAAAGATAAGTATGAGATTTCAGGATCTGATGCTTCACAAGTAGGTTGGGTTGAAATTACAGGTGAAGATGGACAATCAGGTTACTTATGGTACTTAAAGGCAGCAGGTGATACAAGAACTAGATTCGAAGATTACTTAGAAATGTCAATGGTAGAAGGTGAATTAGCAGTTGCAAACTCAGGCGCAGCTAGTATAACTGGAATAGGTGGTACTGAAGGTTTATTTGCAGCTATAGAAGATAGAGGTCACGTAACTGCAGGTGTTGATGGTAACTCAGCAGCTGAAGATTTAGATGACTTTGATGAAATTCTTAAGAAACTAGATACTCAAGGAGCAATTGAAGAAAATATGTTATTTGTAAACAGAACGCTTGCATTAAACATTGACGACATGCTAGCAGCTCAAAACTCTCATGGTTCGGGTGGTACATCATTTGGTGTATTCTCAAACAGCGAGGACATGGCGCTTAACTTAGGTTTCTCTGGTTTTAGAAGAGGTTCTTATGACTTCTATAAGACTGACTGGAAATACTTAAACGATATTACAACAGGTGGTTCATTCACTAACATTAGAGGTGTATTAGTACCTGCTGGAACATCAACAGTCTACGATCAAACATTAGGTAAGAACATCAAAAGACCATTCCTTCACGTCAGATATAGAGCTTCAGAAGCTGATGACAGAAGAATGAAATCTTGGACTACAGGTTCTGTAGGTGGTGCGACTACATCTGATTTAGACGCAATGGAGGTACACTATTTATCTGAAAGATGTTTAGTAGTACAAGGTGCTAATAACTTTATGTTATTAAACTAATCCTTATTTAATATGAGAATTACCCCGGTTTAGGCCGGGGATTCTTGTATTTTTATTATTTAATCTTATTATATTATGGCAACAAAAACAAAAACAGCCCCTAAATGGGAGATAAGAGATAGACAATATTATCTCATAAACGGTAAATCACCGCTTACATATACAATTAAAAGTAAAAATATATTTTGGTTCGACAAAGAAAAAGGATTTGAAAGAGAATTAAAATATACAATAAACCAAAAAACTTGTTTCGTTGATGAATTTAAAGGCGACGCAAGACTTGGTCATATAGTTTTTGAAGACGGTGTATTAATTGTACCGAAAGAAAAACAAAATCTGCAAAAATTAATGACACTATATCACCCAGATAATGGGAAAATATTTGCTGAATTTGATGCAGAACAAGAAGCAGAAGATGATTTAGATATATTAGAATTAGAAATTGAGGCTTTAACAGTTGCAAAATCAATGGATATTGATCAAGCAGAGGCTGTTATAAGGTCTGAAGCTGGATCTGAGGTATCTAAGATGACTTCTAAGGAGATTAAAAGAGATTTATTATTATTCGCTAGGAATAATCCTAAACTGTTCTTAGAATTAGCTAATGACGATGATATAAATATTAGGAATATGGCTATTAAAGCATCAGAACTTGGAATATTAAGATTATCTGATGATCAAAGAACATTTAAATGGGTAAAAACAGATAAAAAAATTATGACTGTTCCATTTGACGAGCATCCTTACTCCGCTTTTACAGCTTTCTTAAAAACAGATGAAGGCTTAGAAGTTTACAAATCAATTGAAAAAAGACTAAAATAAAGTCTCATTATAGTGATAGCCACTGTAATGGTGGCTTTCATTATAATAAATAAAAAAATATGGCAGTTAGCATAGATACAGTATATCAAAGAGTATTAGCTATTCTTAATAAAGAAAATCGTGGTTATGTAACACCGCAAGAATTTAACCTGTTTGCAAACCAAGCACAGCTTGAAATATTTGAGCAGTATTTCTTTGATCTAAACCAATATGGTAGATTACCAAAGAACGACACTGAATACGCTGATTTACCAAAAATAACAAATGAAAAACTAAGTAAATTCAAAAAGTCTGCAAGTATGACATATATGAATGATCATTTTCATTTGCCTACAGATTTTCATAAACTAGGTACGGTAATTTATAATAATACCACGCCTGTTGAGGAAATTGATCAAAAAAATTTATTAGAGTACGAATTATCTAAACTTACAGCGCCTACAACTACTAATCCGGTTTACATACAAAGTAGGGCTAATGCTCAAAGTCATTGGGCAATACGAGTATATCCAACAACTATAACATCAAACATATCTATAACATATGTTAGAAAACCTAATTCAGTTACGTGGAGTTCACAAATTGTTGCAGGTAACGCTTTATATAATGCAAGCACATCTACTGATTTTGAGTTACATGCTTCAGAAGAAACAAACCTTGTATTAAAAGTATTATTATATGCAGGTGTAAGTATTAAAGACCCTAATATAGCACAGTTAGCAGATGCAAAAGAAACTAAAAAAATAACACAAGAAAAATCATAATAAATGGGACTAATAACACAGACAGCTAAAGAATACTACACAGTAGCTAATAATTTTACTGGTAACGGTTCTATAACAGAATTTACTGTTACGTTTGACCCATTGCCATCTACAGAAAATGAATTTATAGTATTTCAATCAGGTAATGAAATTGATGATGACCAATATACTTATAGTGCTAGCACGGGTAAAATTACATTTACAACAGCACCAGCTAATGGAACAGCAATACAGGTTAAGTTAAAAAATATAAAGCATGGTAGCTACAGATATATATCGTTAGATGATATTATAAATAACTTTATGGTTTCATATGTGGGTGATGGGAAAATAATTGATAAAGCAAGAAAGCTAGATGTTTTATTTCATGTTAAAAGAGGAATACAAGAATTTAGTTATGATATATCAAGAATAGAAAAAATACAAGAAGTTGAAGTTGGCGCATCACTTACAATACCTATGCCCCAAGATTACGTTAATTATACACAATTATCATGGATTGATGGTGATGGATTAGAAAGAGTGATATACCCATCTAAAATAACTTCAAGACCATCTGAAGCAATATTGCAAGATGATACAGCAGAGTATATATATGATAATAACGAATCATTACTTACTTCAACATCTATAACTTCAGAAAGATTTAAAAATGTACCAACAACAGAATTAAATGATGATTACTTTTATTCAGATAATGACAGAAATGCAATGCTTGGTGAAGGTAAAAGATTTGGTATAGATCCAGAAACTACACAAATAAATGGTGTATTTATAATAGATGAAGCTAATGGCCAATTTGGTTTTAGTAGTAATTTATCAGGTAAGATCATAACATTAAGATATATATCTGATGGACTTGGTACTGACAATGAAATGCAAATACACAAACTTGCGGAAGAAGCAATATATAAATACACAGCTCATGCAATATTATCCGCAAAAGCAAATATTCCAGAATTTATAGTAAACAGATTTAGAAGAGAAAGAAGAGCAGCAATGCGTAATGCTAAGTTAAGATTATCTAACCTTAAATTAAAAGAGCTTACTCAGGTAATGAGAGGCAAGTCTAAGCAGATTAAACACTAATTAAATGCCAGAAATAAAAAAGGTTTTCCTTCGTGGAAAGATGAACAAGGACCTCGATGAGAGACTAATCCCTGATGGCGAGTATAGAGACGCTTCTAATATTCAGATAGCCAGTACTGAAGGAGACGACGCGGGGACAGCTCAGAATATAGTTGGTAATAAAATAGTAGCTGATACTATTCAAGGAGGAGAATGTGTAGGTATTATTGAAAATACAGAAACTGATAAAATATATGTTTTTATAAAAGGTTCATCTGTGCATGGTATAATAGAATATGATCCCACAACTGAAACACACAAACCTTTAATATTAGATGAAAGAGGTTTAAATGATAAAGTATTAAATTTTACAGATATTACTAAAATCACAGGAATAACTATATTAGATAATTTTTTAATATTTACAGATAACAAATCTGAACCTAAAATTATTGATATATCACCTGATTCTTTACTTTTTAATTCTTTAAATAGCACAAGCTTATATAATTATACTAGTAAAATAAACGGCACTAATTTTACTGAAGAAGATATTGTGCTAATAACTAAAAAACCTGATCAAGCTCCAGGTGTTAGAATACTAGTTAAATCTGGTAATAAAACAAATTCTCCAATATTTGAAGATAAATTTGTAAGATTTGCATATAGGTTTGTTTTTAAAAATGGTCAAAGATCTCCAATATCACCTTTTACACAGCCGGTATTTTTGCCTAGCGCTGTTAATTCATACGATATAGACGAAGGGTTTAATAATCAAATGGAAAATAATATTGAAGAAGCACAGTTATTTGAGTTTGATACATCACACAATTCATTAGATAGCATTGAAATTATTTATAAAGAATCAAATAATACTAATATATATCTTTATGATTCAATAGATAAAGCTACAGCAGAAGCAGCTAATACAGCTATAGGAAATAATCCAACAGATACTAACCGTTATCTTATAAACAAAACAGTTAAAAAAAGTGTTATACCTGAAGATCAATTATTAAGGGCGTATGATAATGTGCCTTTTAAAGCTAAAGCTGTAGATGTTGTTGGTAATAGAATAGTATTTGGTAATTACCAAGACGGTTTAAATATACAAAATTATAGCCCTACATTTTCAAATATTGAAACATTTCCAAGAAGTACTATAGACGATCTTGCTTCTCCAAGCGCAATAACTGTAAATGGTGAAACAAAATCTGGGGTTATAGGTGGAAGTGGTACTGGAATAAATGATACTAGAACAATAAAAACAGGTAGGGATTATGAAGTAGGAGTTGTTTTTGAGGATAAATATGGTAGACAAACACCTGTTATAACAGCAGATGGTGGTGCGGGTTCAGGTACATTAAAAGTTCCGTTTGATACAAGACCTAACAATGCTACAGGTACTAATTTAAAAATTATAATGGGTGGTAATTTTCCAAACGACCCAAGATTAACAAAATTTAAATACTATATTAAACCTAGCTCTAATAATTTTAATAATTTAATAGTTGAAACTGTTAAAAATGACAAAGAAGATTCTGGCACATGCTGGTTAGTTGTTCCCTCTTATGAAATAAATAAAGTAAAAGATGAAACCGCTAAGTCTCAATATATGATGCTTAAAAAAGCATTAAACTCAAATACTAAATTATCTTATGGTAATAATCCTGATGATTTTAAATTTAAAATATTAGATATATCAAATAATAAACCTGAAAATATAGATGCAGTAGAATCTTTTGACGGTAAGTTTTTTATTAAAATAAAAAAGACTACACAGATAATTGATAATCTTTTTACAAATCAAGGATTAGCGGGAGCAAACGGTGAAATATTAGAAATTGATTTTAAACAAGGTAATTCTTCTAGTATAAATAACGCTTTATTTTTAGGGCAGGTTACTGCACCTGATTCTCAAGATAGAATAGAAGTAACTAAGTTTTATTTTAAAAATGGTAACATATTTGAAGTTGTTTCAAGCGCACCTATAGGTAGTACCTTAACAGAGCATTTTCAATCAAGCGTTGTGGGTAGTTCAGCTGGAGGCGCATATGCAGATTTAGCAGGACACGTTGTTGGTTATGACGATAGTTTACCTTTTGCTGATGGAGATAATTCTGTAACTAAGGTTGAAGTTAAATATAATAGTAGTAAATTTCCTACATCTTTTCAAATAACATATGCAAGTCAAAACTCAAATATTGATATTGCATCTGCAGGTAATTCACCAGCTGTATTTGAAACAATACCAGAAGATGAAGTATTAGATATATATTACGAAACAAGTGAATGTTTTGGTAAAGATGAATGGGGACAACCTCAACATTTAGATTGGTTTAATGCTTATGTAATGGGTAATGGTGTTGAATCTAGTACTATTAACGATGATCTCTTTGTTGACACTATACTGCCGGGGGTTAAAGTTTCAACAACAATAGAGGGTGATTATAAAGAGCGTAATAAAAAAAGTTCTTTAATATACTCAGGTATATATAATTCATTAGGTGGTATAAATAAATTGAATGAATTTAATACTGGTTTAAAAATAACCAAAGAGTTAAATCCTGAATATGGTAGTATACAAAAACTACATACAAGAAATACAAATATATTAGCTTTTTGTGAAGATAAAGTATTAAAAGTTTTAGCTAATAAAGACGCTTTATTTAATGCTGATGGTAATGTTAATTTAACAGCAACTGAAAACGTATTGGGTCAAGCTGTAGCTTTTGCAGGAAATTATGGTATATCAAAAAATCCTGAATCTTTTGCAGTTCATGGATATAGAATATATTTTACAGATAAAGCAAGAGGAGCAGTAATAAGAATAACAGGGGATGGAATTACAGTTATATCAGAAGCCGGTATGTCAAGCTATTTTAGAGATAATCTTTTAGCTGAAACAGGGCAAATTATAGGTAGTTATGATTTGCATTCTGATCAATATATATTAACTTTACCTATAACGAATACGTCTATTAGCTACAGCGAAGATACAAAAGGTTGGACTTCAAGATTAGATTTTATGCCAGAAGCAGGTGTATCTATTAATGGGAATTATTATACATGTTATTTAGGTAAATTATATTTACATCACGCAGATGGAGAAAACACAGGTGTGTTTTATGGTCAAAACTTTCCAGCGGGTATTAAATTAATATTTAATCAAGAAGCATCTGCTATAAAAAACTTTAAAAATATATCTTATGAAGGAACAACAGGCTGGACAACTGTTGATGCCGGCATACAAACAGATCAGCAACAAGGTAAAATATTAGAATTTAAAGAAAAAGAGGGTAAATATTTTGGATTAATATCAGGTATAGATGATAAATTAGAAGATATTAACGAAAACGAAAGAAATTCTAGATTAAAAGATTTTTCTATACAAGGGTTAGGTAATATAGTTAACGTACAGGGTTCTACGGAATTTACTTGTGCTACGGCTAATTTTATAATTAACAATAGTAATACGACAGATGTAAATGGAAATGCTATAACTTCTATATCTAAAAGTTCAGCAACAGGAACAATAGTTTCAGTTACACCAAATACTATTCAATCTGGCTCGCAAACATATACAGCTGATATACAAGTTCCAAATGGATTTTCAAATTCTGGTGCAATTATATCTTGTACTGATACTGCTACGGGAACAGTTATAAATCAAGTTTTTGATTGTAATACAGCTAATTTTCAAGTAGCAAATGGAACGGTAGGTAATATAGTAACCGGTACAGTTGATAATGGTACAATAGCTAGTATATCGCCGTCAACATATCAATCAGGGTCAACAGATTATATAGCAACAATAAATATACCAGGAAGTGGTTATACTAATTCTGGAACAATACCTTGTACTGATACATTTACAGCATCAGGAGCTAGTTGTGCTTTTAGTTTAGCAGTAACTACTTACAATTCTTCTGCTGGCACCACTCAATTATCAGGTACTTTTACAGGTACTGATATTGGAACTAACCCAACTATAAATTTATCAGTAGCTTCAGGAACTATATCGCCTACATCCACAACCAAATCAGCATTAACTGCATCAGGGGGTTTAGCTGTAACTGCATCAGAAGGTGTAGAAATAACCGCAACTATATCAAGTGGTTTATGTAATGGTGAAACTGCTAAAGTAAATATGCCGCAAGCATCTACAGTAGTTATAACGGGTCTTGGTACAGCTATGGTTGGTGATAACGTTTTGCTATCAACTAATACTACTGGTGTAGTAACATCTTATCAATGGCATAAAAGTAGTTCATCAGGATTTACACCAAGTAGTAGTACAGCTATTTCGGGAGCTAATTCATCATCGTTAACTGTTTCAGAAAGTTCAGCAGCAACACAATATTATAAAGTGGTAATAAGTGGCCCTGCAACATCACCTCAGCATGCTATTACATGGACAGCTTGGACTTCACACTCTAATTTAAAATATTTAAGTGGTACATCTGCTAATTTAGGTGCTTGTACATCTACAACTTTAAGAAATTTATTTGGTAATGGTACTTTTACAGGAGCAACACAATTTGCTGTAAATAATCAAGGTAGCGTAAGTTATTTTCAACAAGGTACTTATTCTGATGGAACAAATTATAGATTTATAAATTCAGGAGGTGTTCCAAGTGCACATTCTCCTTGTACAGGAGGTAATCAAGGTATAAGAGCTACAAAATGTAGAGACGCTAGTAGTAGCAAAGATATTTTAGTTACAGTACCTACAGGTAGCAATGCGCTTGCGGTAGGGAATATAATAAGCTTTACCGAAACATATGATAATAATACGCATTGGGTGGTAACTGAAATTGGTTTAAACTTAAATACAAATCAATATGATGCTTTAAGAACTTTATCAGCAACACATACTAGCTGTTTAGCGGCAGATCCACCTACAGTAAGTTTATCAGCCCCTAGCGAGGTTTTTGTAGGAGAAACAATTTCACTAACTGCATCACCGTCTTTTACTCCACAAGGAGCAACATTTACTTATATATTTAGAAAAAGTACAGATGGTAGCACACCAACAGCAGTATTATCTGAAACAACTAATGCAACAGTTACAGATACTGCTCAAACAAGTATTTTAGGCTCAGCGGTTACAAATAAATATACAGTTGAAATAAAAAATACTAATCCGCTAATAGAGTCTACTCCGGTAACAGAAGTTGATGTAAAAATATACAATACCGTATTTTTCGGAGCTATATTAAGTGGGACGAGCGCAAACGCATCAGCTTGTACACAAAATCCAGGCAGCGAAACTAGATTTGCTAATACAACTACAACAACTTCTATAAGTAAATTATATAAAACATCACAAGGAGGAGCATTTAGTTTAAGTGAAAGGGGAACATATGCGAGGGACGGATTATATGCTTTTTTTGATGAAAATGGAAACAGAGTAGGAGCTTGGAATAATTGTCCTGCACCAAGCGAATCTGTAACAATATTTTTTGGTGGAAGTTCAACTAATAAATTAAATAGAAATCCATACGAGTCGTTAGGTCTAACAACTAACACAAGTAATTTTACAGCTGGTTCAACATTATCTTATGCTTGGACTCAAACTCAGGGACCAGGATCTGGAAGCACTGTGTTAACCACAGAAGATAATTTTACAGCTGAATTATCAATTGCAACAGCAGATGCTTTAGCTTCAGGAAGCACTATATCTAAAACTTTTAGGTGTACTGTTACAGGAAGTATTGGGAGTGAAACTGCAAATGATGAAATTACAATTTCTTGGCAAGGAAAATCTCAACAATTAGAAATTTTTCATTGTACTAGTAATGATACTGAATATGTAAAAGTAATAAACAGTGATGGCTATAATAATAATGATGTTATAAATATAGTAGACAGCACAGGTGCTATTACTAATGGTTGTTATAAAATCTTAACAGCTGGGCATACCTCTCATGCTGGGTATGATGACGTTAAAATTTTTAGCTTGAATCAAAGATACCCTTTTAATGCAACATCTACTTGTTGTGAGTGTTCTTCGTGTAGTGCTAGTATAACAACTAATTCAACTGGAACAGCAGGACAAGGCCAGCAGATGGCGGCTAGTAATAGTGGATTTACAGTAAATACTTCAGGTAATAAATATAATTGGTTTGTAACAACAGTAGAGGACGATAGATTAAATCCTAATGCTAATTCATGGGGAGAAATAACAAGTTTAGAAGATCAACAATCTTTTCTAATAAGTAATAGCCAAGCACAAACTTTATATTATATGGTTAAGGTTCAAGGGTTCAATGCTACAACAACAGATGTAGTTGAGCATGGATTTGCAACTATAGAATGGGGACCAGCCTCTACAACACCTGTTGCTAGAAGTTATTTATTACAAACTTACGAAGAGTTTAATTGTCCAAACGTAGCTGATGTAAGTAATGTTTATGGTAATTATACTAGCCCGTCAGCTTTAGCTACAGGCACAACCGTTACTCTTAGTAATAATAGCTCAACATGTTATAGAGTTGTAGGATATTTATCAAGTGGTTATGTTTCAACATATCCTTCAATAGATAACGATTATCCTGATGGATGTCAATCATGTTACAACGATATAAATCAAGATTGTAGTTTTCTTTTAACAGCTGGTACTACATATTTTAGTAATAACTCTGCTAAGTTTTTTGGTACATTTGGTAGCAGCGCTTCAAATACTGATACTGTTACATTATCCGTATCATCAGGAACAGTTTCAACATCATCAACATCGACTGTTACAACAACTACTGTAGGAGCACTAAAAGCAAGCAACGGGTTAACTGTTTATTTAAATCAAGGAGTTACGTTAACAGCAACTATAAGCACTGGAACTTGTACTAATACATCTGATTCTGTAACAGCACCTAGTTTACTTTGTTATCCTTTATTAGTTTATTATCATACTCAAAACCCGGCTAGTAATGCTTCTGCAAAAACAGCTTTATGTGGTAGCGGTAGTACAAGACAAATTAGGGCTAATGCTCCTACTTTAAATACAGCTACACAAATATACAGCGGTAATACTTGTGCAACTTTAGAATCAGGAACTAAATATTATTCATCAGATAATATAAGCTATTTTATATGGAATGGAAGTTCCTTATCAAATGCAATACCTCTTAATTGTTCCGGCGGAGGCGGCGGAGGCGGCGATATACAGTAAGCTTAACTATATTACAAAAAATGTAATAATAACAATATGAGCAATATAACTTTAGAACATACTTTTACAAAAAATACATCATTACAGATAGGAGATCAAATATATTATTTAACAGATAATGATACTGTTGAAAGAATTGGCCCTGTGGTAAGTATTCTTGATAATCATATAGTATGTACAGCTGAAGGTAATTTATCTGGTTTAAAAAACACAAGTTATATATTTTTTGGAAAAGATAATAGTAAAAATACATCTGGTATAATAGGGTATTTTGCAGAAGTAAATTTAAAAAACGAATCAAAAGAACACGCGGAGTTATTCGCGGTAAACTCAGAAATATTTATAAGTAGCAATTAAAATGGAATATACAACAATAATAATAGAAGCGGCAGATACACTACAGTATGGTTTTTTAGCTGGGCTAGGAGCAAAGCTATTACCTTCTTTAATAGGTGGTATTGGTAGTATGTTTGGTGGTAGAAAAAGAAGAAATGAATTTAACCGAGCTAAAGGTGATTTTGATGCGGCTAAAGCTTCGTTTAAAAACTTTGAATTTGAAAATTTATATTCAAATTTAGAAAATCCTTTTGAAGATTTAAGAGTGTCTACAGAAGCAGCAGAATTTCAATCCCAACAATTACAACAACAATCTGCACAAACACTAGCGGCTTTAAGAGGAGCTGGAGGTGGATCAGGCGCGGCGGCTATTGCAACAAGTTTAGCACAGTCTCAAGCTAGAAATCAACAAAGAATAGCTGCAGATTTAGCAAAACAAGAAGTTGCAAACGAAAGACTAGCAGCGCAAGGGTTATTTTCTTTACAACAAGCAGAAGCTAAAGCTGGTATGGATATTCAAAAACAAGAATTTGGTAGAGAAAGCACTATATTTGGTATGGAACAACAAAACTATGCGGCAGCGTTAGAAGCAAGGGCACAACAGCAACAAGCTAGATCATCTGGATTAGGCGCGCTTGGCACTATTGCTGGAATAGGAATATTTGGTGGGAAAGACGCGTTAACAAAAGCATTCACAGGTTAAATAAAAAATTATGGCAGCAGATAGAGCATTAATAGCGGGCGCGGCAAAAGTCGCAGGTGCAAAAGCAAAATTAGATAACGCAACATTAAACGCATTTACGGATTTAGGAAAGATTGTGGGCGAAAACGCACAAAGCATTTTAAAAGATATGCAGGAAAAAGAAAATGCTAGAAATGAAGCAATTGCTGAAGGATTATCTACAATAAATTCACAAAGTATAAAACCGCCTAACGAACATGTAGGAACTATATACGATACGTCTTCAACTCAAGAAATTTATAACAAGCCAGTAGGCACGCTTACCGGTGTGTTAAATATACAAGGTACCAATTTTAATTATGATGCACAAACAACACAAAATAAAGATGTAATGGACCAACAGAACGCCGCCCAAACAATGTCAAACGTGGTTACATCAGAAATGGAAAAACGAAATGGATATTTAGCGCAAGTGCAAACCGCGGGATTTAATTATAGTCCATTTCATGATATTAAAAGTGATGAAGGTATAGCTACACAAGCTTATCTTGATGGTACAGCAAAATGGGAGCCTAAAGAGCCGGGAGGAGACCCGAATTCATATGGGTATAGGGTAGGAGATAAATTTTACACAACAGCTCAAATGCAAAAAATAGTAGGTAATGCTACAGCCCCAGATAATTCAAAAGAAGTTTTTGATTTTTTAGATAATTCATCAAAACGTAGTTTTAGCACAGCCACTAATAATCAAGAAGCTGATGTTATTGGCGCAAGAATTAAAAGCGAAATATTAGCAGACGAGAATACATTGAATAATTTTTTAGTTCATAGAGGAGGGGGGACGTCTTTACAAACCTTAAAAAGCCAAAAAGGTTTTGACGCAGGAAATGAAATTGATAGATTTATAAATGAGCAAAGAGCAATGCACTATGATGCTCCTAGCACAGAACCTACAATAACACCTAATAAAGCATTTGATATAGCGCAAGATAAAAAAGAAGAAGATGAATTTAATACGTTTGTAGACGGATTATCAATGCCTAGCTATAATATATTTAGCTTAACCAACGGTGTTCCTAGATTACAAAGAGCACTAGATAGCAATACTTTCCAAAAAGATCTAGCAGCAGGAGGTGTCCAGGTAAGTAAAAAAGTATCACAATACGTTGGGGTTCCAGATGAATATACAGTTACTTATAAAAATAAAACATCTAAGCCGCTTAACTTAACACAAGATATAGATTATTTACAAGATATAATAAAATCTTTATATTAATAAAATATGAGAGAATTAAATTTAGCTGTTGATTCTTTAGACCCTATAGAAGATTCGGAAGAAAATAAAAAAAGGCCTAAAGATAATAAAACAGCATCTGAAATTACTTCTTCGGGACAATCATTATTTCACCCAGATATAGAATCAGCTACTGTGCCTCTTGATGAGGTTATAGTAAAAGAAAAGTTAACACCTTTTGCAAAAGAAAATATAGAATGGAATAATTTTTATAATACAGAAGAAAGAATAAATGATTTAATTCAACAAAATGGTGAAGGTTTTATACCTGAAGCTACACCTAGTTTTGTTAATATATCTATAAGAGATAAGATTTTAAAATATGAAGATGAAATAAAAAATGTTAATATTGATCAAGGAATCGGAATTAGTGATGAAGCGTATCAAGATATTTTTAATTCTGTTTTAAATAATCATACTGCATTAAAAAAAGTTAGAGATGGTATATTAGGAACAGCTCAAAAAGATTTTAACAATGCCGTTAATTTAAGATTTAATGAAGAAATAAAATCTTGGAATCAATCAGAGCAAGGGCAAAGATTAACTGATTTACAAAAAACATATGGTCCTGGTCTTGAAAATTTAACTAGGGGAGATGAAAATAGACAAGAAATTATAAATGAATATAATAGTTTGATTAAAGGGTTTAATGATACTATTGTGCCTAAGCATGAACAAATTCAAAAAGATGTTAATGAAGAAATGAATTTAGATAGCTATTATAATAATCATGTTGCTTTAAATAAAGAATTTGCTAACATTAAAAATTTAATAGGGGAAGCTTTAACTGGGTACAATAGAAATCTTAACAGAGAAGCATTGGATATAGATGGAGGTTTAGGTGATTTTTTTGAAAAAGGTAAATTAACAATTAAATCGGGTAAAACTAAAAATGCTTTTATATTTGCTAATGAAGATTACAAAAAAGCTTTAAATGAATTACAAAATTTAGAAAATAAAGAAAATAACGATTTAGTTGAAATAAATTCAATATCTAATGTGTCTTCAAATGATTTTAAATTTGAAACAATAACTGTGCCACAGGGCTCTCCTATAATAAAAGCTACCGTGCCAGTAGAACAGGCAAGAAAATATTTTAATAAAGTTGCAAAAGAAAAACAAAAAGAATCATTATCTTTAGTTGCGGACGCAAGTGAGCTAGATAGAGTAATATCTTTTTATGATAAAGTTGAAATAAATAGTTTGCAAGATTTTTTTCAAAACTCATTAAAAGCTGGCGCAGAACAACTACCGCAAATGTGGTCTATGGTAACCTCTTTGGGCACATCTGTATATTTACAAGAATCTGGTAATAATTATTATGAGCAACTTGAAGATTTTGTTGTAGAAAATGAAAAAGAAGTTTTACAACAATTAAGAGAAACTGGTAAACAAGATACAAAAAATAATAGATTATTAGCGGCATCTGAACTAGGAGCGGGTAATGCTGCACTTTCTCAAGCGGTTGGAATAGTTAATACAGGTGTTGAGGCTTTAGAATATGGGGCTTTAATTGCTGGTTTAGGTGGTAAATTTAGCGCAATGTTTCTTAAAGAGCTTTACGAAGGCTCTATGAAAAAATTAATTGATGCTGGGTTAACAATTTCAGCAACATCATTAGTTAGTGGTTCACAAGAAATTATTCAGTCAGGTGTTTCTACTAAAGCAAGACAAATAGCTTCAGATTCAAATAGATCGTTTTTTGAGTACACAAAGCCAAAAGAATTTAAACAAGAGTTTTTAATAGGTGCTTCGGCAATATTACCTATATCTATAGGAACTATATCCGTAAAAGAAGTATATAGCCAAATACAAAAAGAAATATCTAAAAAGCCTAACTTAAAAACCAGAGATTTTATTGTTAATTTACAATCCAGTCTTGAACAAAGTTTCGCTAATCAAGAAATTACAGAAGAAGAATATTTAGATGGTAGAGAAAAAATTGCACAACTTCAAGAGTTAGATAGAAAAATTCCAAACACTATAAAAGGTGAGGATAAAATAAAAGCAGCAGAATTATTAAATGAAAAAAGTAAGCTTGTAAAAGAAAAAGAACAAATAGAGCAAGGATTAAGCCAAGAAATAGATTTGGAGTTACAAGACATTGATAACAAAATATCTGAAATAGGAGAAAAACAAGTTACAGATAAAAAAGCTATTAGTGAAAAAAATATTAAAATTGCTGAAACTAATAAAGAGTTAATGGCAATTATAAAAGATCCTAATTCTAGTGAAACTGCTATAAAAAAAGCTAAAAATGATATAGCTAAAAACAATGAAGGGTTAATTAATAATATAGTAAACAGAAAATTTGATCCTACTAAAGACACAGGATTAACAAGAGAAGATTTACTTTCAGGTGTTAATGAAATATTTTCAGAAGCTGTAAAAACTTTTAATCCAGAAAAAGGAGAGTTTGGGGCATATGCGAATCAATTAATTAATTTAAGATTACCCCGTATATTTGATGAGTTTGTTGAAACTAAAGTAAATGAAAAAACAGGTAAAAAAGAAATTATTGGTAGAAAAGATATATCAGATATTCAAGTTGAAGGTGAAACAACTCAACCTTCCTTTGCTTTAAAACCAGAAACAAAAACAAGTTTAAAAAATAAATTATTTACAGCAAAATTAGGTTTTGATAAAAAGCTTATACCGGGTAATACAAATAAAACTTTTGCAGATCTTTTTATTGATGCGGTTGGTAAAACATTACAAACTAAATTACCAGATATAACAAATGAAAAACAATTTAAAAAAGATTTTACAAAAAAGAATCAAGCTGAAGTAATTCCTATTTTACAGGAATTAACTAAAAAAGATAAAGATACAGGGGTTGATAATTTTAAAATATTTCTTGATCAAAATTTTGATGCTATAATAAAACAATTACCTCAGAGTGTTATAAATAAAAAATATCCTATGTTAAGAGAAGCCGTTCTTGACGAAGATGGTAGGCAAAAAAGAGAAGGAACAAAAGAAGGTAAAGGTATTTTCAAAAGAGTTGAGCAAGAAAAATCTGATTTTATAGATTACTTTACAGCAGCCGAAGACAAGGTAACGGGTAAAAAAATTGGCTCAAGCACAAGAAGTGATAGAAAACAATCATTATTAAGAACAATAGCCGATGAACTTTCAGCGGATGCTGCATTAGATGTTATAAAGGATAAAAACATTACAGATAAATTTAAAGAAATACAAGAGTTACAAGGCGCAAAAGTACCAGAAGATTTTTTAGATAGGCTTGTTAATTTAATTGATAGAGGAATAGACTATCTTGATAGAATGCAAAATAACAGTTCTTTAAGAGTAGGTTTTGTTTTACCTGAATTAGCAATGGCTTTTCTTAAAAATGTTTTAAAGTTTTTAAAAGTAGGTATAAAAGCTGGGCAAGAGTTTGCTAGTTCTTTAGATTCAGCTGTTGAAGAAGCTGCAAAAGAACCAGATTCTCAATTAAGAAATAATGAAGAAATTGACGCAGTTAAAAAAGTTGCTGCTAAAAATTTTAAAAGCGAAAAAGATTTAACTGACGCTAAAATAAATAAAACTACTAAAGAAGTAGGTGGTGCAATTTTTCAAGACAGATTAATACGTGGCTTAGAAAATACTATTTTTCCATATATAGGTGCTAAGCTAAGTGGTATTAAAAATCCAGAACTAAGAAGAATTAAAGCTACTAATTTACTTAGTAATTTAACAAGAGGTATTTCTTGGTCAGCTGATTATCTTAAAAAGAGTAAAACTCCTAAAGGTAAAAAATTAACTAAATTAGCTTTTAATAAAAACATTTTAACTGAATTAAAAAAAGTGTTGCCTAAAGACTATTTTGGAAAAGATGCAATAAATATTAAGGGTAATAAATTTTATTATGGTTCTGAAAAAATTCAAAATATTCAATTCACAGAAGCAGGTAATATTATAAGAAGAGGTAAAAAAGCTTTTGATGATGCTGTTGAAAGAAGTTATCAAGCTAAACAACAAGGATTAGAATTTTTAATTAATTTAAGGGCAGATGTTGAAGCTGGTATTATTGACGAAAACACAGCTGAAGATTTAATAGATATTGCTAAAAATAATCAAAAGGGTATTATTAGAAGAATGGCTTTACCTAATATATTATTTGATTATAAAGAAGGAACTAAATATATAGCGGAACATGATTCTCCTATGAATGATTTAATTGAAAATTTCATAAAACCTTATATTAAAGGAAAAGTTAATTTAGATAAATTAAAAAATGAAATTGATAATCAAAGAGTAAACTATGTTTCTGTAGCATTTAATGATGCAATTCCTACTGAGTTTAAAGATAAAAAATCAGATAAAAGATATAATAACCCTTTAAGAGAGTTTAAAGGACAATATACTGAATTTAATCCAATTAATTTAAAAGAAAAAGAATTAAGAGAAAGAATAACTATTTTAACTGAAAATTTAATAAAAGGTGATTTAAAAAATCTTACAGAGGGCCAGGCTATATCATTAGGCAAGAAAGCTAATAGATTTAAAATTATTTTACCTTATGGCGCTGAAGATTTATTGGGTCTCATTTATCCTTTATTAAGAAAAGGAAAATTAGGCGATGAAGATTTAAAGTTTTTTAAAGAAAATTTATTTGATCCTTTAAAAGATGCTTTTAATAGATATGATTCAGCTAAATTAGATGGAATGGTTCAATTAAGAGCTATTAAAGAAGAATTAAAAGAAATAGGGTTAAATTTGCAAGAAGTTGCTTTTGATAATATTTCACAAGATAACGCAATTAGAATTCATTTATGGTCAACAAGAGGGTATAAAATACCAGATGGCCCTAATGATGTTTTATCAGAATCGCAAATAGAAAAAGCAAATCAATGGGTTAGGCAAAATTTAGAAGCATTAAATATAAAAGAAATAATTGAGGGCGCTTATGAGGGGCGTATGTATCCTGAACCGGGAAATAATTGGAGAGGAGAAACATTAACAACAGATTTACTTAAAAGTTATAATGTTACAATTAGAAGAGAATATTTTGCAGACTTTTTTAAAATAGTTGAAGCAATGTTTGGTGAAAGAAAAAATAATCAAATAACAGGTGAGATTGCTAATAATTTAACAGCTAAATTAGGGACAAACTGGGCGGACGCATTTAATAACATGTTAACTAGGATAGAAACAGGTAGACATAGAAATATGCCCACGGATAAATATTCTAATGCTTTTACTAATTGGATTAACTCTGCTGTTTCTACTATTATGTTTGTGAATACTAGATCTGTATTATTACAAACAATATCTAATTTAAATTTTATAAACGGAACTGATAACAATGTTTTTTCTGTTGCTGCTGCTTATGGTAATGTAAAACAATTTGTAGCTGATTTCCATAAAATATTTTATTCAGACTTTTTAAAATCAAGAAGATCTGGTTTAAAAATTGATGTTAATTTAGATGAATTAAGTCAAGCGGCTGAAGGTAATAATGCTAATAGAGCAGAAGCTATGTTAGCAGCTTTACTTAAAAAAGGTTTTTATCCTACTCAAATGGCAGATAGTTTTGCTATTGCTTTTGGAGGAGCGCCGTTTTTAAGGAACAGAACAAAAACTTATCAAAAAGAAGGTTTTAGTTTAGAAGAAGCAGAACAAAAAGCTTTTGGTGATATGAGAGAATTAGCTGAAGAATCTCAACAATCCTCAAGACAAGACAAAATTTCTATGCAGCAAGCTAGCGGTATAGGTAAACTTATATTAGCTTTTCAAAATTACCCTATGCAAGCAACAAGAATACAAAAAAGAGCTGTTCAAGATTTATTAGCTAATAGAGGTAATCCTGTAAAAAACGTAAGAAGAATATTATATTACGGAGCTTTACAAAATGTTTTATTCCACTTTTTACAATCTGCAGCATTTTATGTATTTATAAATAAAGACGAATTAAAAGACGAAGAAGAAGAAAAAAGATTATATGGAATATTAAACAGAATGGCTGACACTATATTAGCGGGAAGTGGATTTAATGGTGTTATTGCCGCTTCTATAAAAAATGTAGTATTAGAATTAGCAGATGAATTTTCTGAAGATGGTCAAAAAAATACTAGAGAAGCTTTAATAAGATCAACAGCATTTTCTCCACCTATAAATAGTAAATTAAGAAAAGTTAATTCCGCATTTCAAAGATTTGAAAGAAAACAAGAAAGAGAAAAAATGGGTGATTTAAGTTTTGAAAATCCTTTTCTTAAATCATCAACGGAACTTATAGAAGCTGCTACTAATTTACCAGCTAATAGGGTGTTAAGAAAAGTTGAAAATGTTAAGTTAGCTTTAGACAAAGAAACTGATTTTTGGAGATCATTATTTTTAACAATGGGATATAATAAATATGATCTATTTATGTATGATTTTCAAAAAGATGGAGAAGACACAACATTTAGAAAAAGAAAACCATTAAAAGAAAGAAAAGAAAGAAAACCATTAAAAACAAATTAATTATGCCAAAAGATGCGTGTTATCACAAAGTAAAAGCTCGTTATAGAGTATTCCCATCTGCATATGCAAGTGGAGCAATAGCAAAATGCCGTAAAGTCGGTGCTGCTAATTATGGAAACAAATCAAAAAAGAAAAAATAATGAAAATTAAAGGAATAGATGTTACTTGTTTATCTAAACAACAACAAAAAACAATGAAGGCTCATTCAAAACATCATACAGGAAAACATATTAAAAATATGGTAAATAAAATGTGTGGTAAAGATAAAATGAGTTTTACTAAATCTCATAAATCTGCAATGAAAATTGGGAAATAATGGCTGTTAGAAAAACTAAAGAAGGGGCACAACTTAAACGATGGTTTAAAGAAAAATGGATAGATGTGCGAACTGGCAAGCCTTGCGGTAGACGTAAAGGTGAAAAGAGGGGCACACCTTACTGTAGACCTAGTAAAAGAATATCTAGTAAAACAGTAAAGACTGCTTCTGAAATGAGTTCATCTGAAAAAGCTAAAAAGATTAGAGAAAAGAAAAGACTAGGGCAGCCAGCAGGTAAACCTAGAAGAGTTTCAAACACTAAAAGAAGAAAGTAGTATGGAAAATATAAGTAAGCATGTTTCTTATAAAGAAGGCACTCGATCTGTTACAGCTATAAGAAAGGGAATAGAAAATACGCCTACTGATTATCAACTTTCAAACATGGAAGCAATAGCTCATAATATATTTGAGCCATTACGTGAATGGGTTGGCGGTCCGATAAAAATAAATTCATTTTTTAGATCACCTGAATTGAATAAAGCTATTGGGGGGAGTGGTAAATCACAGCATTGTCAAGGCAGAGCAATTGATATAGATGATACATACGGGCATAAAACAAATGCTGAAATGTATGAATACATAAAAAATAATTTAAATTTTGATCAAATGATATGGGAGTTTGGAACTGATGATAACCCAGATTGGGTGCATATAAGTTATGTAGGTGAAGATGAAAATAGAAATAGGTGTTTGAAAGCAGAAAGAAAAGATGGAAAAACAGTGTATAGCATTATATAAAGCGCTTTTATTAGCTTTACTTGTTTTAACATTTACATCTTGTTACACTATAAAATCTACAGTTGTAAATACGTTAGATAATACTTGGCCCTGGAATACTATAAAATACAAAGGGAACCAACAATTAGATTCCCTTCATATCTATAAACAAAACAAAACTAACCATCACAGCTTAAGCAATCTGGATTCATTGCCTCAGCCGCAATATCGCCTCTGAGAACACTTTCAGTTCTCATATAATATAAAGTTTTAATTCCTTTCTTCCAAGCATCCATATGAACTCTATTAATCCATCTAGGTTCAGCTTGTGAAGGAAACGCAAGATTTAAACTAACAGACTGATCTATATATGTTTGTCTTATTCCCGCTTGATTAACTAATTCTAGTTGATTTATTTCCTTAAACGTTTTAAAAACATTCTTAACAGGTTCTCCTTCATTTTCATTTAGTCTACCTGCTCCGTCAAAATACCAACCATCTAATTCTTTTATACCCTGTACAGAACCTTTATCTTTTAAAACTTTATCCCAAGTTTTTTGGTTATCTATACTTAGCTTTCTAAATAACTTTTTTAATTCGTTATTCTTTCTTATAAATGTACCTTTAGCAGATTGTTCTGTAAATACATTAGCAGCCCAAGGTTCAACGCCAGGTGATACATTACCCGATAATTTACTATTTGATACTGTTGGTGCGACTGCTCTTAAATGTGTGTTTCTCATTCCTGTACCTACACACCATAATGGTTCACCATAAACTTCAGCTAAATCTCTACTAGCTCTTTCAGTTTCTAATTTTAATTGTGAAAATATTTCTCTTGTTTTAAATTGTGCAAGCAATCCTTCAAAAGCAATTCCTTTTTGCTGTAAGTGTGTATGCCAACCTAATACTCCTAATCCTAGCGCTCTACCTTTTTCAGCAGATCTAACAGCATTATCAAAACCTTTCATATTTTTAGCACGTTGTATAAATTCAGATAACACTCCATCTAAAAACCACGTAGCATCATATATAAGATCACTATTTTTCCATTCATCATATTTAGCTAAGTTAACAGAAGATAAACAACATACAAAAGAATGTGACTCATCTGTATGCAATGTAATCTCAGAACATATATTAGTCATATGTACTTTTAAACTATTATACTTATATGCTTTTGGATTAGCTTTATTTGTGTTACCCTTAAACATTATATAAGGTTCACCTGTTGCTTTTCTTTTCTGTAACAACTTAGCCCATTTCTTTCTAGCCTCTGGTTGCCCTTCTTCAAGTCTTCTCATAAACTTATCACCAACAATAGCACATTGATGTAAATTTAAAGATTGTCTATTAACATCACCTTTAGGTTCTCTTATTTCTAACCAATCTAAAAAATCAGAGTGATCAATGTTTATATTAACTGATGCAGCGCCTCTTCTTACTGAACCTTGATTTGTAGCAAGTATAGTAGAATCATATATTTTACAGAACGGTACAACACCATCTGAAGTTCCGTTACCCGCTATAGTAGCTCCAGCTGGTCTAATCATATTAACACCGATACCAACACCACCACCGTGTTTCGCAAGTAACATCATTTCAAGATTCTTATTACCTATATCCATAATACTATCAGCAACATCGATACCAAAACAACTTATAGGTAAACCTCTATCTGTTCCTGTGTTAGATAATACAGGTGAAGCTAAACACAACCATCCTTTCCATATATAATCAAAAAACTTATCTGCAAGTTCAGGTTTATATAATCTTCTAGCAACAGCTTTAGAAACTCTCATATAAGCTTCTTTTGGTGTTTCACCTTGTAATAGATAACCACCTGAAATAGTCTTCTTATATACGTCCGTATCGCCCCACGTGGGGTAATCTACACCTTTCTTCCAATCGTTATTCCACATCTTTTTCTTTTTCTTTCATTTGTTCCTCTAATTTCTTAATAGCCTCTTCATAATCTGGCATATTCTTAATAGTTTGTAAAGTGCCAACCGATAAATCTCTAAGATTAGTTAGCTCTTGTAGAACACCCTGCATTAAAGCACCTAGCTGTTCTATTTTTTTTCTCATTATAATTAATTCTGATTCTTTCATAATTATTTACCAAATATCTTCAAAATCTTCTCCTTCATTTGCCTTAGAATAGTCAGTAGGCCTGATAGCAAAAAAATCGGTGTGAGTAACACCCCCAGTAAGATGATAAAACCAATCCAAAGTATTAGCGCTGGTTGCATCAAATCCGAAATGATTTGCTTCGTCGTTATACCCGAGTTCGACGATTTTTTCATTTGCTCTTTTCTTTATAAAGTTTTTTAAATCTTCTTTCTTTAAATTCTCAATATCGCCTTGTTCAAACATTTTATCGATATATTTTAATTCAAGGTCAACCATAATATCAGCAGCTTCTAATACATGATCTTTACATTCTTTTTTAAGTCCTGGAGTTTCTTCACACATATGTCTAAATAATTGACAACCCATTTTTGAGTGTAGTGATTCATCTCTTACAGACCATTTCATCTGTTGGCCAATACCTTTAAGTAAGTTTCTAAGCTGAAAGCTATATAAAACAGCAAAAGCAGAATATAACGAAACACCTTCAGCGAAAGCGCTAAAGACTGCCAAACTTTTGGCAATACCAACTTTATCTTTTCCTTCATAACTAACTAAATTTTCAAACCTATCAGCTGTAGCTGGCTCATGTAAGAAAGCTTCGAAGTCTTCAAGACCTAAAGTTTCATTTAAATAAGAGTAAGCTACTGCGTGAATAGTTTCTTGTGAACCGAACATCATCGCCATTTGTTGTATTTCATGTTTAGGAAACCAACCTACAACTTTTTGTGTCCAATAATCTGATACTGCACATTCTGTTTGTGCAAATCCTAATAATATATTACCTACTAAATGTTTTTCAGCAGGTGTAAGCTTTTCATTCCAGTCTTTTACATCAGCCGTCATCGGTATTTCTGTGTGTAACCAAAATGCTTGTGCTTGTGGTAACCAACCTTCTGTATAATACTCAGGGTATTCAAAAGGTTTATATGCTATTCTTTCATCAAATAATCCCATAATTAATTTTCTTTTATATATTCAAATGCAATATCTACAAATGGTAAATACAATACGTGTAGCACCACATCTTCTTGTTCGTATGATCTAACTCCTATAAGTATTCCTGGATATAAACCTATAGATATTCTCCATGTTTTCATTATCTTTTTTTTCCTTGTCCTCTATATTTCTTTTTATAATACTTGGACGATTTAAGTCCAGATGTTTTTGTTTTAGCGTGCACACCCGGTCTTCTTACTTTTTTCTTTTCTAATACCGTGTACGTTATTCCTCTTCTAGCCATATACTTTTACATTATATTTTTCATGTATTTCAATAAGTTCATTCCATCTAAGAAATCCTCTATTAACAGCCCACTTCATATGCTTTTCTATTTGTCTTTCTTTATATTTTAATCTAGCTACTTTCTTTTGTTTTTCAATATCTCTATTACTCTGTCGCATTCCTTCTGGTTTTGTGGTTTAAAAAGAGTATAACTAGGAAACTGTTCAGTAACTAATTTTTTAAATAACTTCCATCTAATAGGAAATGATTCATTAGGTCTACCTTTAGTTTCTATAATAAAATTTTCACCAATAAAATCTGGTGTATACTTTATAGGTAATATTCTTTTTTCACCTCTGTTCATAAAATCACCTTTTGAATTTGCTTGTCTTTCATAAACTTCATTTTCAAAATGAAATCCATTAAGTAAAACAAAAGTTTCGCCCTCGTACTTAGCTTTAATTTTTGCTTTCTTTAAAGCCATGTACATATACTTCTCCAATCCTGAAGCAAAGTTATGACCATCATAACTAATCTTCTTTGATTGTACCGGACCTTTCTTTCTTCTTACAGGTCTTCTTCTTTTATACATTATTCTTTTGCTTTAAGATCTCTTAAATAACATTCTTCAATCTCATCTCTTAATACTCTTCTTGTCTTCTCTATATAGTTGACAGCATCCATTAATTCTTCTTGTATGTGTTGAAGCCATGTATCTAAAGGTTGGTCATCTTTATGTAAAGTAATACCATACTTTTTATAACCTACATCAGATCTGTTAATAAACTTTTCTACTACTGATTTAATTACCTCGTCTCTTATTTTCATTATTCGTCTTTTACAAATGTTCCGTTTACCATTCTCCCAGTTCTACTAGAAATCTCATCATAAGCAGACTGTATGCAAGTTTCAATTGAAACGCCGTTAAGTTCGGCGAGATTAGTAAGAACAACAACGCTATCACCAATAGCATCGATAATACCATCTTTATCGTTCTTAAGAAGGGATTGTGATAATTCTCCTGTTTCTTCATATAATTTTATTAATTGTGTTTTAGAATCTCCTTTTGTTATTAGATCCCTTTCGTTTGCCCACTCTCTTATTAATTCAAATAAGGATATTTTTTCGTATGTAGAGTCGGCTAAAAATGCCTCGTAATAAGCTTTATTGTATATGTAGCTTCTGTCTTTATCATACATTGAAACATATGAATTAGCTTTAATCCATTCAATTGTTTCTTCTGATACTTCAAAACTACCTAAAGCTGTTTCCCATTTAAATCCTAAATTCTTTTTTAACTCTTTAGCTAATTGTTTTTTAGGGTATGGAAATGTTGAGGTTTGCTCTGTTGCGTTTATCTTCATTTTATTTACTAAATTTTTATATAATGTTCTATCTACTTTGTACCCATAAAATTTTTGAAGCTCTATTTCTCGTGTTGATATATAATTAATATCAGACGAAGAATCTAGAACTTCATATTCTTTAGGCTTATAACCCTGCACAAGCGTAACCCTGTTATTTAAATCACGTGTTACACCTATTTTTTTACCAGGAATATGATAAATATAATATACTTCTTCCATGTTATTTTTATTTTCCCACAGATAATTCTGCTTTAATAGCAGGACTGTGATTGTATCCTTCTAATGTTATAGTATCTTTATTAGGAATAAATACAAAATCATTTGCACCTTCTCTTAATTTAATACCACCCCAACTCATTTTAAGTTTAGGTAAATCGTATTGCTTTGCTGCAATATACTCTTCAGCTTGTTCTAAATGATTATTATATAAATGACAATCACCTAAGCTAGCTATAAGAGTTCCTGGTTTATAACCTGCACCGTCTGCTATCATTTCTAATAGCAAACCGTACATAGTTATATCATATGGTAATCCAAGAAATACATCAGCACTTCTTTGTTGCCACATTAAGTCCAGTTTATCATCGTTACAAAATAACTGGAAGTTATAATGACAAGGAGGGAGTACCATATCGTGAAGATCGTGAACGTTCCAAGCTGATACCATGAGTCGTCTACTGGTGGGATTTTCCCTAAGCTCCTGTAAAACCATTTGTAATTGATCGATGCCATTAGCATGGCGCCACTGGTGGCCGTAAACGGGACCAAGTGTTCTATCAGTCCGATTAGATCTTTGATAATCAGGAATCCAATACTTGACACCGTTGTCAATAAGATAGTCCAAGTCGCTTCTGCCTTCGACAATCCAAAATAATTCTGTTTTTGCATGATTAAATATAATTTTCTTTTTTGTTAGTATAGGAAAGCCAAGTTTCATATCATGATATAACATTCTACCAAATACTGCTCTTGTACCTGTACCTGTTCTATCTGCTTTTTCTTTACCTCCGTGCAATATGCCGGACATTAATCCTGTGTATTCAGTTTCTATATTTCTCATAATAATATTCACATGTTTTATACATTTGTTCGTGACACTCTCCTGCTTTATAGCAATCAGGTGAAACATTTACTTTCTCTCCTTTTTTATATGGGCCTATAGCAATTGTAATATGCCAGCATTTAGGACTTGAACCTGGAGTTTCAGGTTTGTACGATATTCTTATATTATTTTTAACGCACCAAGTCCAAGCTTCTAGTTGTTGTATAGTCGGAAAGTATGTGCCCATTACACCTTTCTTTCTTTTTCTTCCAACATCTAAAGGCCTTACTGATCCTGCCATATTATTCCCAAGGCATTATTGTATTTTCCGGTATAGCTTCAGTATAAGGAACGTAACAACCAGATTTTGGTTCCCACGTAAAGAATGATTCACCGCCATTCTCTCCTAAGTTTTGAAACTTTACTTTTAATACTTTTACCTTTGTTGTTTTATTTTCATAATCTCTATGAACTAATAAACCGTGGTAACTAGCGTCATACCATTCACCACCACCTTTAATGTTATACATCGTAGGTTCCTCTATTTTACCATTAGCGTCTTTATACATTTTAGTTGGGTGAGCAACTATTATAACTAATACATCATATTTTTTAGCAAACATTTCAATCTTAGTTAAGTATTCTAATGTGTATACATTGACATCTCCATTGTTAGAATCTAAATCTCTAACTTTATTAAATGGATCAATTACAAGGCATTTGATACCTTTACGTTTTACAAGCTCAGCACCTTTTTTTAATACTGAATCTAATGTATAACGTTCCATATCGATAAAATAAAAGTTATCGTTTATATATTCTGCTGTTTGGCTCCATTTATCATTACCAATATCCTTTCTAGATGGCATACCTTGCCAAGCTTTTCTCATTAACTTATGAGCGTGTAAATATGTAGGAGCATTTTCTGGTGATGCGAAAGCTGTTTTCCAACTATATTGTTGGTTATAACCTATAACCATTTGATCAACAAAGTCAGACTTTCCAGAAGATGGAATACCTGTAACAGTTATAAACTGTCCGGTGTATGTAGAAAATATTTCATCAAAATTACGTAAACCTATTTGGAACCCCGGTTTAAAACCGTTTTCAACAAAGTCAGTAACTTCGTTTTCAATATCTTTAAAAGTTGTGACATTTTCAAGAGGTACTGGCCTCGCGTCGTTGATAGTTTTTGATAATCTTTCAGATCCATATTTTAATAAATATTCGTTTGCGTCTTTACAATCTTCAAATGAAACTGTATAACAAACTTCGGCGCCTAGCCTTCTTATTAGTTCTTGTTTTAATGCTTGTCCTGGCTCATCATTATCAACAGCTATAATTATCTTTTCAATGCCTGTAAAGTAATCTATACAGTTATCTAAGTAATCTAAATTATTTGTACCTAATGTTGCGCCGTTTGGAACTGATATAGCGTTAGATATACCTGCTTCGTGTAAAGCTAATACATCTATTTCACCTTCAGTTATAACACAAAAAGAATGGCCGACAATAGCGTCAATATTATAAAAGATTTTTTCAGCACCTTTATAAAGCTTGAAGTTCTTGCGACCATCTCTGTATTTTATATTAATGAGTTCACCACCCATCATATAATTAAACTTAATTGTGTTCTCTTCTTTAGAGGTTTGTGGCATAAACTCAGGACCCTCGGAAACATTTAAGTCTTCAAGAGTCTGCTGAGATATACCTCTACTGTTAAACCACTCTACAATCTTTGAACCTACTGGTTTGTGGGTCTTAGTAGAAAAGTCTGGACGTACATAAACTTTGTCAGCCATTCCTTTTCTTTTAAAGGTATGTAGTTGAAATGTTTTATTGCAGTTATGACAAGTACCTAATCCTCTCTCCCAATCTAACGAAGCACACTTCTTTTTCTTATTCTCAGGTTTGCGTGTATGTGAACACGTAGGACATACGCTTTCAGCAGCGCCAACCTTTAAATCATATTGGTTAAACTGGTCGATCTCGAAACCATTAATTTCGGAATTGTTTACTTGCATTTAATTAAATTTATTTCTAGTTGTGGTTATTAAAATGGTAAATCATCTTGTGCAACTTGCGGTTGAGCTGGAGCTGCTTGTTGTTGATCTCTTTTTACCGGTTGAGGAAACTCCCCGTCCGTCCATACTACAGAAGCATTACCTAAAAAAGTTCTAGGTTCCTTAGCTTCTCTCTCTTCTTTACTTTGAGCGATAGCTACGGGTCCGTGATTACCATAAGCGTCTACGTCATTGTTAACAGTAATAGTAATTGGTAAATACTTACCTTTCTTTCCTGTAATAACTTTAGACTTATCTATAGCAGTCAGGTTTATACTTGTTTTAATTATTCCTGCCATTATTAATATGTTTGTAATTGTGAAAACATTCTTTGTAACTGTGCTTTATTAGCACCTGTTGTTCTTCTTAAGTTATCAACTGCTTTTACATGTGATTGATTACCGTAGAAGTTTCTTTCGCTTGTAGTCATACCTGTTACGCTACAAGTTCTTTTTTTTGTTCTAGCCATAATATTAAATTAAAGTGTTTTAGTTAAAAAAAATTGTGATGGATCAAAGCCATCTGTTTTAAAGAATAGTTCATATGCTTCGGTAGCTCTAACAACTTTATCTCTACCTGATTCATAGAATTCATCCGAACAATCAAATATTCCTATCTGATGTGTTGTTTTATCCATTACGATAAATAACATGTCATAACCGAACATCTCTTTATATATCCAAGCTTGACTGTCATAGTTGTATTTATATGCTGAATATTTAAATTTACTTATATCAGCACTTGTTTTGAGGTCTACTATAAGTTGCTCGTCCTCATTTATTATATCGGCTTTGCCTTTCCACATATTACCAAACAACCTTACTATCCCGGGTTGTTCGTATTTGACACGTGCGCCTTTTCTTGAACCTTGTATATAATCCTTACATACATTATTCTTTAGCAACTTATCTCGCATTAAATTAATCTTATCAGCCTCGTGCTGTAATAAGCATAATTCACCATCGGAAATTTCCTTATACTTTTTTGTATTCCTTGTGCTAGATTCGATGATTTTATATTTATCAATCTTATCTGGTTCAAGTATACTTGTATGGAAATAACCACCAACTAAAAAGGCAGACGTCATTTGAGACGGTGCCTTAAAGCTTAATGGATCTTTTAATAATGCGGAAATATCTGAGTTACTTAAATACTGTTTACCAAATTTACCGTAGTAATGGTTATCGTCTTTAAGCTTCTCTAATACCTCTTCTTTTATCATTTATAGTGTTGTTAATTGTTTTTCTTGCTCAGGTGTCATTGCATACTTCTTTTTAATTGAAGCAACTTTACCTCCTGATTTAACATATTCTTGTGCTTGCTTAAGCTGTGCTGCAGTCATAGTTTGGCTACCATGTGTATTAGTAGCGTCTGAGTCTGCTGTATCATCTATAAGTAATAAATTACCTAAAGCATACTTTTTACCATAAGATGAAGCTGAACCAAATTGTTGAGGTGTTTGCATACCTTTTTGATTCAAATCAATTCCAACCACAGCTGTAGCTGAAACAAATGAATTCAGGTCTTCACAGTCATGAATTCGTGCTTTTGATTGAATAATAGGAACATTGGCCCCCATACCCATTTGTAATTCCTCATGTATTACGAAATAAACTTTATATTTATCGCAAAATGGTTTAAGTGCTTCAAGAATATCTTCGGCTGATCTGAAGTTATATTTGCCGAATGAATTATAACGCGATTTTTTCGCTTTGAATTGTTGTTGAATTAAACTTAATTTTTCGTGTATTGTCATTGTGTATATATATTATTACGTGTTATTTTAACTATTTAATTACCAAGTCTATAGAATAACCAAACTTGTTGTGATCTTGGTTTTGTTATTACTAAAGTGGTATTCCCGATGTAGAATAAAAGATTATACTCATCTTCTACATCATCTCTAATTACTCTTAGCTCCCCGTCAACTAATTCTAGTTTGCCAGACGCTAATATGCCTTTTGTATTTCTCCTAGTGAATGTTTCGTTAGGTTGAATTATTAAAAGTTCTTGATCTAAGTTATACCAATTGCCGTATAATTCTTGCGGTATTGGTTCAGACTTTTGCGTATAGCAAAAGCTTGTCATTAATAAAAATAAAATTAATATTCTCATAAAAAATCTAATACTTGTGATTTATCTACTGTTTGTATTAAAGTATCAATTGCGTCTCTTTTAATTTGCGAAACGCGAACGTAGTTGGCAGTGCCTTCTATGTTAAGTTTCTGTGCAATTTCTTTTGCACTCATTTTATCACAGTCAAGTCCGTAGCTCATACGTAGTACATCATATTCTCTATCTGATAGATTTGTTTTCATAAGCCCTAATAGATACGCGTTTATTATATCTATATTATACTTTTCCGATTTATCTGGAATTTGCATAAGAGCATTGTCCTCTTCATTTTCATACTCAACATCTATACTAGAAAATATACTGTTAAAAAACATTTGTACTATCTTCTTGTCGCCACCATCTGATTTTCTAATTTCATTAAGCTTGTATTCAGGTATTCTCATATTACCTCGATTAATATCAATCTCTCTTCTTATTGCACCTCGAATACGTTTCGACAAAAATGATTTAAGTGTTTTTTCTGGGTGCTCAGATTCGTTTATAACATTCCAATCAATACGATCGACTGCTAAGATTAAACCTTCCGCGCCAGACTGTAATAAATCATTAATACTTAGAACGCCGGAAGCTTGGTCTGAAGTAGAAAAAGAACGTGCTACGGACTCAACTAGTGGTAAATTTTCAATTATTATTGTATCTCTCTCTGAGTATTTACCCTCAGAGGCTAAATTTAAACTGTCTTCTAAATCAAGTTTATACCTGATATAGTTTTGGACGTTATATCTTTTCATTTAAAAGTTTTTTTTCTCTAACTAATCCATTACTTATATTCCTATAAATAGTTCTTGTAGAGACGTTTAAAATAGTTGCTATCTTTTTTATTGTAATTTTTTCTTTGTTATCGTTAATTGTTAACATAGCTTCGTATATATCTTCAGGTGTAGCTTTTTTCTGTTTACCAATTAACTTACCTATTATTTGTTGTTTTTGTTTTGTACTTAATCCTGAATTATCTCTAAAAATAACTTTTCTTGGTTTATTCTTAGGTCTATCACTATCGAAATCGATTAAGTTTATTTCCTCAATCATTTTATCAATAATATTTTTAGGACAATTGAAAGTTATATAACCCATTTTTTTGTTTGCTATAAACCTTGCAAGCGTATCAAATTGTAAGTGTGTCATTTCTTGATTTAAATACCACAATACAATTAAGTGCCATTTCAAAGATTTATATGTAGTTATCTTAGCTTTACTGCGAAATAAAGCATAACATTCATGAGTTCCGTGTTCATAATACCATCCCCAATCGTACTGTTTTGTAGGTATATCATCAACAGGGTCACGTCTATATAGTATTCTATTGTCAATTAAATATTTCAAATTTCTTTCAAATATCATTTTTGCATAAAAGTAATTAGCTTTAAATATCTTTTGTATCTGTCTATATTAGATGATAATAAAACTAATCTGTTTACTTTGTTATCTAATTTTACTCCTTTAAGTTTGTGTAATTCCATAGATTCATTTGTTATCTCGGAATGTAAATCATATAATCTTTGACCAACAAAATTTAAATGTTTTTGTTTTCTTGAATAAAGATTATATTTTTTTCTTGTGTTATTTATTAATTCAAAAACCATAAATCTTTTATTATAATACAGAGAGTAATAAACGATACAGCTATAATCCAAAGAGGTACCCCAATATAAATTAAAACTTTATTTAACTCTTTTTTTTGCATATCGTTTATTACTTTTCTGTGCTTGTTTTATTTTATCTCTAATTCCAAATACATTAGATGAAACTAGGTGCTTGTAAATACGGTAACTCATTGCTTAATACTATTCTTTTTTTATCGTTAATATAATAATTCCAGTATGCTTTTGATGAATGGCCTTTAACTTTATATTCATCAGGCATACATTGTGGTGGTTGTGTGAAAGGTGTATTGTCAATATATAAAGGTGGCGTGTATAGCACGTCTCTACACTTTTCAATTGTTAGATGTGTTTTACCATATCTATTAGTATACTCATCACCCAACGCCATCATGTACTGATATGTCCAATTGTAATTATCTAGACCTGAACGCACCCATATAGTTGATGGGTGGTTTACATGCGCCTTCTTGTATGGAACATAACTAGTATCATAATCTCTTTCCTCTCCAATTACATGATGTGCGGTACAAAGCATTTGCGCAGCTTCTAAAGGCATTTTAACTACATGCCTATTGTAATGATACTGCGCAGCTTTAACTGGATCTGGGTGTAAGTAAAATATATTCATTAGTGGTTAATTATTTTAAACTCTTTATTAGTTGATAACATCCATGTTTTTTCTGAATGTTTATCAACATGATTCATAACTTCTTGTTGGCTTGATACATTATGTATATGTATGTGACCAGTTGTAAAATTTAATATTGTTAATTTCATATTGTAATTATCTATATTAATTCGTGTTTGCTACGTGTTATTCAAAAAATATTTTAATATATAATAAAATAAGTGTTATTAACATAGCGTAAGCAAAATAATCCATAAATTCCCAATCTTCAAACATAATAATTAATCTGCTACTGTTAATCTACAATCACATTCATTCATTTGAGAATATAGTGCATTGCATTCATCTTCAAGCATTTGGATATGTTCCTCCATTGCTTTGATTCTTTCTTGTTGAAATGTTACGAGTGATTCCATACTGTAATTATTAGTGCTATTAGTATTATCATCATAATTATATGTATTAATAATAAGATCGCCATTAGTTGTAATTTTAAATTTCGGGGTAATCAATTGTTTGTATTTTTAGTTTACCTTTATTATTCTTTTCGCTATAGTATATAGCTGTAATAAGATTTCCATACTGTTTAAGTAATTCAATCTGTTTATCTGTAAAGTCAAAGTCAACATTAAAGTTGCCAGTACCTTCTCTTCCGTTTGTATTTAAAAACATCATCATATTATTCTGGTTTAAAGTATTTATGCCATTTATCAATTATAGGCTCATCAGTACTATAATCAATATAAAAAATGTAATCGTCTATTTCAACGTACATTACATGTTCACATTTAACATCTATTTTCATAATTTATAATTTAGTTGCGACGGTCAGATTCGAACTGACGACCTCTAGGTTATGAGCCTAGCGAGATTCCTAACTTCTCCACGTCGCTATAGGTTTAAGGAACAGAACCCCATCAGTATCTGAATTACGTTGGTCAGTACAATTGACTGTTATCCTTGGGAGCCAACAACCTAAGGACTGCCTATTGGTCTTACGCCCTAATATTATAGAGCAGGATGAGGGTGATTCTGGCATTACCTTTTTATTGCACCGTTTTGTAATCAAACCGCCAGACAAAATCCTGCTCATAACTAAAATAAATAACTAACCTAATTGAAAGTTATTCTTTATATGCTTGTTAAAGAATTTACCGATCGAATAACTGTTTCTCATTTTTTGAAACAATCTTACAGGTACATTCTGATATAAATAGTTATCATCGTTTTGAAACTTAACTACTAAGCTTCTTTGTTTTCTAAAGTATCTCATAGACTGTATTGCTGTTGAGTCTACAGATAAGGTTTCATAATTTACTTTTCTCATATTTATTTATTTTAATTTATTATATTATCGTTCTAGCGTCGTATTTGTTACGTACCACTTGTCGCGTCTTTTCTAAAATCATCATTCAATCTCATGTATTCACCGATTTCTTGACGCTTTTGTAAAATCCAATCTTCTTGGTTTTTAAACTTTCTAATTATTTCCATAGCTTCAATTAATGAGTCTACAGTTTTAGATTCACTTCCGAATATAGTTATATGTCTTACAACAAATAAACCAGCTTCTTTAGGGTGACGTTTAACATACCAGTTATCGCCATTCATTTCTGTGCCTTCTATTTTTTCCATAGCTTTTGTAATTTTTCGTTCGTTATTTTATATATAGATTCAATATTTTGATCGGTGTGTATAGCAAGCTCAAGTGCCCATTCACACGCTTGAAACCAATCTTTAGGTTTCTCCTCATAGTATTCATGCTCCTCAAATATATCAAAGTTTAAATTATCTACAACTTCTTTTGCAGTATCTAAAAATATACTTTGGTCAGTTATCCATTGTTCAATTAATTGTGAAACAAAATCTTCCTCCACAATAAATTCATCAACGACTTCCCCCGCTACACCTTCCTCATATTCAAGAACAAGTGTATCAGTAACTGATTCAATCATTAAATCAGAATACTCAGCTTGCCAATATCTGTATTTAGCATTATCCATCATAATTATCAAATCTATTATAATCTATTAAGTCTTTTAATATTTGCACATTAGATTTTTCTTTACTAGATACGACTTCGGTATCTTCAGTTTCGATCGAATGCAAATAAGCTTGTTCATACTTATCTGGATTATCAACGAACAAAGATATAATATCTAATGTATCTTCCTCATCAAGAGTACTAAAACCAAATTCAGATTTTAGTTCGTTTGCCATATGGTCTAATATACCTTCAAGCAATTTATTATCGTATTGTTGTGAATATTTAGTCATAGTTATTTATTTTAAAATGTTCTTAATTCTTTTAATTGGTCAAGTATTAAATGGTATACTTTATTAACATAATCGTCATATAATTCATCAGTTAGTTGAATGTTTTGCGATTCAATATGGAAATCTATAATATCTAATATAGATACATCTACAGATTCTAATACTGTATTAACAGATTCTTGTAATTGTTCTTTTGTCATAATTATTTATTTTAGTTATTAATTTAATTTAGTCCAACAATTTAGTTTTCTATATTGTTTTACTTCTGATTTTAATGTTTGAATAAAGAAGATTAAATCTTTTTTGTCATAATCTTTTAAATCTACTTTATTAGGTATTTTGATTTCATTGTTATATACTAATTGCATAAGTTATTTATTTAAGTTACGCAATTATTATCAATCAATCGTCGTATTTCCGACGTACTAATCTTTATAATATCCTAATTGGTATTTACATAAAATCTCATCACCGATTCTTTGAATGTGTTTTTCAATAGCAGAGTCGATTAAGGTATGTATAGCATTTTGTACCGGACCTGAATAGTCTCTGTATTCATCAACGGTATATTCAGTTAAGTATGTACCAATTGTTTCAATTTCCATTAATAGCATTTCTTTATCCATTGTATTTCATATTTAATATTTCTGTATCTTTACCAACCATCCATTCAACGTTAGATGGTTTAAATTCATTATCGTATAGAAAATCCTCATAATCTTCTGAGTTCCATAGTTCGTCCCATATAGGTACAGTCTTCATATCTATTTGGTATACGTTACTGTCTTCAAAGTTTAAAATTGTTAGTATCATAGTATTTTATTATTTAATTTAGTCATTGTTCTATTATTTAATTGATGATGACCATAAGTTATAAAATGTTCCTCATCAAAATCATATTTATCACCATTAAAATTAGGGTGATATATCAAATCTTGTTTACCAATAGGGTACATTGTATTTGGTCCCCACTCTTTAATGTTGTAAGCAATACATTCTTGTTCGAGTTCCATACATAGTATAGTTAACTTATCTTGAAGTATAGCTCTGGCTTCATGATTCATATAAGGTTCGTCCCACATTGGTTCTTTTGTTTCAGTTTCAATAACTCTATAATCAATACCACCATAGAATGTAAAAGATATATAAAATGATTTTTCTTTCATACCTTCATACATACCATTATATTCAAACATAGATTTAATTATGTCTCCACTTCCACCATCAAACCTTTTTACAATTGTTTGTCTAACAGTGTTGAGGTCATGAGTGTTGTAATATCCGTGACCTTTTCTGGTCGTGGATTTATTCCATTTACCCATGTTTCTTTTTGAACCGATATTTAATTCAACGGTCCAATGTTTGTGTGTTTCTTTTTTTTGTTTTGTCATAGTTATTCATTTTAGTTATTATCAATCTATTGTCGTATTTAATACGTTTCCCACATAAATTCATTTAGTTCAAGTACCGTTAAATCATGAGGGTGTTTGTTTCCGGATAGTAATAAATCATCCATTACTAACCATTGATTTACTCCATGACGTGAACACACGTCGATAAATTCCATTTTTGTCATTATATTTCGTTTAAGTCTTTTTTAGTTATATAGTCTTCTACTTGTTCCATAAGGTCTATAGCCTCATTTTTACTATTAGTCATATCCATTAATCTGGACATGATTACACTCATAGGATTATAATCATATAACCTATAAAAGTATTCTAATTCTCC